GGGCACGGGAAAGGAACACGTCGAACAGGTCGGTTCCCCACACCCACGCGACCTGACTTTCCAACCGCATGGCTTCCTTAGCCAGCACGGCAGCGAGGGCTGTCTTTGCGGCACCGTGGTCCTTGGACCAGAGCAGTAACCCAGCGCCCTCTGAAATCACATCCGGGAGAGACTTAAGCCAAAGACGGATCTGGCCGACCGCCACCGAGTTCTTCTTCTTGTACTCGGAAGTTAACATGGAGAAGTCGAAGTCCCAGAAACGGGGAGGAACGCCGACCTCGAGAAGCGCCATAAAAGACTTGAGCTTCTTCATGCACTCGCAGTCAGAGAATCGTCCCTTCTCCCCACTGAAGGAGACTTGGTAACCTCTCCCCTCGCACAGGTCGCAGGACTCAACTATCTCCTTGCGAAGTTCATCTACGGTCGGTAGTGGCATCTAGTCCTTTCTGCGCTTCAGTAATGGCCCGCATTAATGGCTCCCTATAACATAACTAATTCAGTACACCATATAGCCATTGAATTTTTCATTGCATGTACATTTTGAATTGTGAATAGTTGCGTAGCAGTCACCAGCTAGGACATGTTCAGTTACCCATCCCCATTCTGCTGAGTTTATCTTGTGTATCTTGATCTATTGATATACCCTTAACTTCAGTTTTCTTCTGACGACGTTTACCCTTACCTGACCTCATGTCTCTACGGCATAAGTTGAACATGCTAATGTTCCAAAGATACTTAATCTCCGGAACCCGTCCAGACTTAAAAAGAGGATCATCTGTGAAAAGATAGAATACGTAATCTCGCATCGCCTCAGGTGCCAGCTCGTTGTTGTTCATGAACATTGTAATCTTACCAGCAACGTACGTCCTGTTCCTGAACTGAGATTCGTACGTTTCATGCAGATGCTCCTTGTACAGACTTTCGAAGTAGGTTATAAACTCACTACCCTTCCACCCGGACACGTCAGCTGCTGTTGACACGGCTTCCTTCTTAGCCGTCTCCTTCGCTGCCTTACTCTGTAGATCTTCAACTTGCTGTTCAAGCTCGATCACGTATCCAACAAGATCAATAACAAATGGATCAATACCACGATATCGCTCTCGAATAAGATCTTCGTTAGCCACTTAGTGCCACCAAGTTTCTGAACCGAACAATCAAACGGGTTCGGAAGTCCCTGATCTGGACGTTGAACATCGGCTCCGCATTATAAAATTCTAGTCTCCGCTTCGAATGCTTACTAAGATGTTTCTCTTCATGTATAAAGTCAACGAAGGTGCCTCTCGTCTTTCCCGGGGCAGGAGTCATCATCCGCATCCTCTGAAAGATACGTCTGGAGTCCTGTCCGCCGTCAGCGTTGATACCAACATCAAGGGTTGGAATGTCAATCCCCTCGTTGATCACGTTGCTGACTATGCACATAAGACGCTTCTCTGCCAGCCTTTTATAGGCGTTCTGGCGGATTGCTCCGCGCTCGCTCCCGGTTATCGCCACAGCCCCGTGAATCCGCTTTGCCAGCTCACGTGTGTGCTGGACCTGCGTCGTCATAATTGCGACGCTACGGCCCCGCTTAATACTGGCTCGAGCAAAGCCAACGATCATGTACGTCTTAATAGGGTTGTTAGCAACGGCGGCGGAATAGATACTAGTGTAGTGCCCGGCGTAACAGAATATACGAGGTAACTTATACATTATGATATCAACTGGAAGCAGGTGCCCTCGTTTGATCATCCACGAGTACCGCTTCCGGTAAATGATAGGCCCGACAACCTCTTCAAGTAGTAGATCTGAGTTATCATCGGTCCATGGAGTACCTGAAAGACCCATGACACAGAACGCTTTTCGCATCTGGCGAGCGGCCTTACGATAACTCGCTGCCGTCCCATGATGAATTTCATCCCAGATCACAACCTGAGCGCTGGATAGTAGTTTAACAACTGACGCCTTCCGCGCCAGTGACTTCTCAATCTTATCCCAGCGATCACGTTTCTCGTATTTGATCCGGTAAGCAGCACTGACCGACTGAATAGTCAGGACAGTGATACCCTGTATATTAGTTTCGCCGTCACCGACAATACCAATCTCCTCGTCCAGCACCTCTTCAAGTGCATCCCGTGTCTGCCGAGCCAGATCAATACGTTCTACAATAAACACGGCGGGACGGAACTCGTAAAGCTGGTCGAGTAGCCCTGCGGCGATTCGAGTCTTGCCGGTCCTTGGGGGGAGGTGAATGATGCCACGTGGGAATGGAATGCCTAACTCTTGATGAGTAAGTAGTGCCCGGATGGCTTCCTGCTGGTAGTCACGTAGATCACCCCAAGTTGGTCGTCCGTCGTCAAGCTGGTAGTACGGCAAGTCGCGGACGTCGGTGACTTCAAAGTCGGTGGAGTTTCGAATTGCAGACGAAGTTCTGGAGAGAAGACCAAGGCGGAAAGAGTGGTTCTTCGACATGAGATTGGTAAACCCATCCCATTTCTTAGATTGATAAGCGCTGGAGAACCAGAACGAGCTCCGGCGAAAAGCGAGAGACTTCTTTACAAGGCGGAGGATAGCTTTCTCATCCTTGGTGAAGTTCTCGTTACTTCCGTCGTCAGCGGTTACCTTTACTACGTCTCGTCCGACTATGACCTTGGCCATGTCAAACCCAATCCTCCACAGGTCCAACCGTCTCTTTTAACGACACAAGTGCCTTTCTCTTCAGGCGAGCCACCCAGTTAGATGTACATCCTAAATCGTCTGCGATCTCCTGCGTGGAACGTTCATCCGCATTATACATCTGGCGGAGAACCTCCTTCTGCTTTGGACTGATGTCGCCATTGGTCATGGACAGCATAACCTCGAGGACATCCTTCTCTTGGAGTGCTTTCGCAATGAGAGTGTCGTGCTGGGAAAAGTAGGGAGAATCATCTGGTAAGTCAAGGTCGCTCATAGATCTCCGCGACCACGTCTCCTCTCGCTTCCACAAGCTCGCCATGGCGTCTCGAATCCACCAGTACCCGTATGACATGTAACGAACACCGTGGCCGAGATCGAATCGGTCGATTCCAACTATGTCACCAAAGACCCCCTCTTGCACGAGGTCGGAAAGGAGTGGGTGGTTGTAACTAGTTTGCTTAATCGCTATTTGTACGATGAGGGGGTAGTGCAGGGTAATCAGTTTATTTCGTGATTCAATGTTCCCCCGCTTGGCCCCCCAAATCAAAAGGTGCTCGTGAATCGGACGAGGGGGAGTTATGTTAATCCCGCTCAACAGCGTGGAAGACTGATTCCATAGATGCCCGTTTTTCCGACCAGAAAGCACAGACTTCTCCGCTAACTTGGTATGTAAAGTGCTTGAACAACATCACCTGCCTTCGTGTACCCGGTCATGATGATCGAAGTAGAATCGAGAGTGTACTCTAGACTACAGTGAAAGATACCATTCCGGAAAACAGTCATGGAGTCTGGGTTGGGGGCGTACGTAAGTACGAAGGTCTCACCAGTTGTTGCTCCAGTTGCTGTAAAGAACTGGCGCTGGGGGAGCTTCAGTGGGCCTTCTGCGGTTGCAGTGGCGGCGCGGGCTTGTTCATCAAGTCTGAGTTTTGTCTCCGCCACTGTAGTCCTCGTTGCTTGGTAACCCAAATCCGTAACTACTCACGGCAAATATACCAAGCAATTATAACTAAATGCACATTATCAAGAAGCGTAGTAATCGATAACCACCGCCTCATTTTCATCGATGGTTCTAACGAATGTTATTGTTTTGTCACCATCAAAGGTAAAGTCACCCGGGGGTCTTACCCTTAATCCATTCACATGAACACGGAGAGTTGATTCTCTAGCAGTTTGAGAAAGAACAAAGTCTTTCTGACCGCCAGAAGCGATATTACCGGTAAAATCTTGGCTGTATTCCGTGTTCGCAGTCGATGATTGGAGTGTGTAAGAAGCTGCATAGGGAGATATTGCACTAAACTCCCAGTACATTACACCTAACGATCTAGCTGTACCATCAGTCCCGATTGGATTGATTAGGTACCAGTACCGTTGTGTGTATCCAGTTGCGCCTGCGTCATAGCAGGTTCCTGTGGATGTGGCTGCGCCAAAGTAGGGAGAGAATGGCTGTGCTGGTACGGTCTTTATGTACGTCCAAAGACCTGATCCGGAAGCTGGAATTGTGGCTGGGTCGCCTGTACTCTGCGCTGCTCGGTAAACGTCAAAGGCAACGGGTGCGGACTCAACACCACCAGACGTAGTCCACGACCAGTCAACCCGAACAGCCTCAAGCTCCCCGAATGCGGCCAGTGTGTCAAATGACCCGAGAGGCTCGGAGTACCCGATCTTCTTGGCGTAGTACTGCTTACCACCTGTTCGTCTGGTAGTTAACATCTATTCTACCTTCAAGTACAATCCGTACCCTGAACACCAGCTTTCGTTATCAGCCCACAACCTAGAGTATATGATATTGTCCTCAAGGTTGAGCACAGAGAATACTTTGCTGGTATCTTCAAACGTGTCGAAGAAACCGATACGCGCCCATTTGAGCGATTCAAGCTGGATGGTATAAAGTGCCCGCTCCTCCTGATTCACAACGGCGCTGAACTTCTTATCGAGAATCGTGCTTGGAACCCCTGCAATGTAGTTCTGTATGATCTCCTTACCAGACTTAACCACATAGCTTCCGGGCGGTAAGTAGGTCTCCCAAACCCCACGACTGTCGCTGTAAGCCGACGAGACAAGCCGGTCAGTGACGATATTATGGAAGTCAATTCTACGACCAGAGAGACCTCGCCCTACAGTTGGGACTCGACCCGGAAACACATACAGCCTATCCCTGTAGCTAACAATCCGCCCGGCAAAGTACTCCACGTCCTCGTTTCCAAGTGCAAGAACACGCTCACCAGCAAAGGTCATCCTGACGACCATGATATTGGTTGAGCCAGTTACCTGTACAATTGTGTTCAGAAGATCAACCGCCGTATCCTGATCGTAAACGGTCGTCCACGTTGTTCCACTGTCGGCTGAAACCTCAATGGTGAAGTTCTTCGATGCGTCGTTAAAGAAGTAAGACGACATCAGGAACGCGGTCACGGTATTCCACTCGTCATCGTTCCCTGACGCGTGGTCTTCATCGACATTGAAATTATACGGCGCAGAGATGTATACCAGCCCACTTGAATTGATGACTGGTATTGTGTACCGATCAGATCTTGCTCGGAGTGGTGCGGCCATTAGATAGTACCAACCATGTGAACCGAGGCTCGAACGTCAATCTGGGTATTTTCATTCTTGAACTCAGCCAAGAGACCAGCTGGGCGGACCTGACTTGGGGGCCGACCTACAAACACGCTGTCGCTGTTAACTAAGTTCTCAGTGATTCCAGTGTCATCGTCTCCGAATAGGAAGTACCGCCCGTCGACGCTAGCACCTGTCGGCGCACGTACAGACATCTCAACGTTTTCAAGGGTCGGTGCCGAAAACTGAATGCCACCGTTCTCTGCCTCCGACACAACAACAGGACTGGTGGGATCGATTACAAGAATCGCGCTCTGGATATCCGCGATAAGGTTGACAACGGATCGACTCGTCCCAGACGGGACGGTGAGGTCTGTCAGTAGAGAATAGCCTGTACCAGTTATACCAAACCAAAAGATCAGTGGTGCTGTAATATCAAGCACTCGATTATCATAGACATAGTAATTGAAGTACTCGTCGTTGACGACCGTGGTCCCAGACGCGGAGAGTGTGAGTTTTGGCGCGGTTGCCATCGAGCTAGATCGGTTCTCCTTGGTGATTACCCACATCATGGTAATCGTCTTCTCACCATCTTTCCCTGCCCGAACGGACTCGGTGTTTGATGTAGATGCCCCCGTTGGGGATGGAACAAATACATCCACTGACTTATAAAACGTGGTGCCACTGAGACGACTCTCAGTAGATGCAATGAACTCACCAACCTTGTCGCCACCGTCAAACGAGGTACTGGACAGCACATTTGTAGCCATGTTCGTTTTAATCGTCAGCATACGATCCTCTTACGCCGGAACGTTCTTACCAATAATCAAGATCTCAACATCAATGGTCTGATCTTCATCGTTTGATATCTTGAGATACCAGTTTGCGTTCGTTGTACTGTTGAACAGAAAGTCGGAGTTGCTTTGAGGACTCCAATCCCCAACAATGGAAAACGAAGTCCCGAATGCACTCCAGAACTGCCCATCGTCTTTATCATCAAATACACGAAACTTAGCTCGAGACGAACAGTAGACGATCACTGCCCACGTATAGTCAAAGATCTCCGCGAACTCGATGTTGACCGAGTCCCCCGAAGGAAGTGCCAAGCGCGGAGTCTGATGACTGTACTGAAGCCCGTATCGATTACTGGCCGTGACCTTAAAGTCGTCAATGGTGTCGCCAGTTGCGTTCAGCGCGTAGGTCTTCAGGGAATGTGTTATGAATAATCTCTTATCCATCTATTACTGGCTCCCCTCTCCAGATGTGTATTCTTGCGATTGGTTTACAACCGCAATGATCTGTGGGTTAACCCCGGCGATCTGGTTCTCGGCTATGTTCGGCGGCGTCACGTCGTTCTGCTCGTACCATGCAACCGCAAATAGTTTCAGTGTCTTGCTGGCTGTCGCCGCTGTACCGTCTATGCGAAGAGTCGCACCACCGTCGGCCTGAATGCTAAGGGTACCGGCCTGCCTGACCATCGCCCCGAGCATTGATTGATCCCATGCAATAGCGATGTGGTCCTCAGCGTCCGGAGCACCAATCGGATGAATCTTGAAGTCAATGGTGTCCCCGGTCGGAAGGTCAGATGAATATACAAGAATTGTCATGTACCGAACGGTGAATGAGAATGGGAAGTCGATGAGATATTCTGTCAGACCGTCGTCGGCAGGGGTCGTCCCAGTCTCGTAGGTGATTGGGCCTAAGTTGTAAGCTGACAATCCATAGTACCCAGTGGGAACCCCAACCTCGACCAACTTGGACTGCTCGTTGCTGGAAATCTGTCCGGCCCTGTCCACCGCCCTGATCTTGGCGGAAAGAACGTCACCAGCTTGTACCGGAATTGTAAGCCGTGGTGGGACAGTGTACATCTGATATGACTCATCGTCGTCAAATCCCGGTGTGCTGCCGTCCAGTGTATAAGCTATCTCGTAGCCAACCGCCCGAGAGAGGTTCCTCCACTTGAGGAACACGCGACCTGCGGCGATGCGATGCTGGACTTCCGGCATCACAAGTTGGTCGTTGATTCCAGCCACAATAATACGCTGAGTGCAGTAATCACTGGTCTGCCCTCTGGTGCCTACAGCTCGTACCTTAACTCCGTAGGTCACTCCCATGAGCACCGGGTTCAGCATATAGTACATTCGAGTCGGCGATTGCTGTTGGCGGACCACAGCTTCAAACGACATCTCTTTCCCAGTCCATGGGTCGGTCACAATGGGTAGCTTGTTTCCGGGGTCGGAGATGATCAGCCCACCCTGCCCGGGAAGGGTTACCAAGTTCGGAGTGCTGAGTACATCAATAATCACCTCGTAGGATTTTGCCCCGGGGGTGACGTAGAACGTTCCTGAGTGATCTTCTCCGTCGTAGTCATAGTCAGATTGTGGTGCGCAGTAAACTGTAGACGCGGTGTTACCCGTGATCTCGTGCCAGTACACCTCAGCTGATAGACTCTCGAAGACCAAGTACCACCCAGCCAGATCCTCCGTTGTGCCGCTGTCGTTTGTCAGCGACATACTAACCGGAACTTCAAATGTCCGAGTGTCCCCGGTGGTGCTCGTCCACTGGCCACCAGCACCTTCCCAACCCCACGTGGCGGCAAGGAATGGTCCGCTGGGCTGCTGGAACGCTGGATTAGCAGACATGCGTTCCCGGGCCGTGCGAGACGTAATCAAGTTATCGTCGATGCTTTTCGGAGTGTGTTGCATGTAACCGGAGTACAACTTGAGGTTCCGTGGAATTGCAGGAGCAACTGGACCTGTATACGTTACTGCGAACACACGCTCATTGCTTGTGACCTGCCCAGCCCCGTCAACCCCGCGAACTCTGATGTACCACTTCTCGCCAACCTCGGCAAAGATCTGACTGCGGCCAGAGTAACCTGACCATTGGAGGTATGAGTAGTTTGGTGTTCCCCCAGTGATGGTAGAAGACTTATCTGCGAATACCTCGTAACGTGTGATTCCGGTTGCACTGGAATCAGTGATATCCCATGTGAGTTCAATACCCCAGTGCAGCTGGTTTGAATCCACTGACGGCATCGTTGACGTACTCACCGCCCCAGCTGTTATTGTAGACGACGTGCGTCCGCTGCCCACAATGGGGACAGGACCAGCACTGACCGCATGAACCTCAGCCTCCCACTTCGTACCCGGCTGTAGCCCGTAGAAAGTGGTGCCGTTGAGCGCACTGGACCCTCGGATGAACTGGGTCTGGGTGGTGCCTGAGGGTGATGACGCGCCGTTAGTGTCATATTCATTCAACTTGACAAAGTACCCAAAAACACCGTCCTCGTGCCACGAGTTAGGCCAAGTCACAGTGACGTACGCCGTCGACACCCCGTTACCAGTCGCCTTGTCAAATGAGTACAGAATGTTCTCGGAGTCGAGACCCGTAACAAGAGTGGCATAGGCTGGCCTTGTTGGTATCTCGGTATTCGACATGCTGAGAATGCGACGACCCGTGGACTGGTCGGTTAGGCTATCAATGGTAATATTATCACCAGCATCAATTTCTTTGATCGCACCAAGAACAACCTCGGTCAAAACCCCTGTCGAGTTGGAAAGAGCAAAGGCAGTACTTCCGGACGCAGTCCCCCGACGCGTTGCATGATCTTCACCGGTGATTTGATGGGTTCGTGTACTCGAGTCAACGACAACCTTCTGCATCACAATGTATGTCGTACCGGTTGCGAACATGGACGCCGTAGTCAAACCAGTAATTGACCCACCTGTGCTGTATAGGTAGTCTCCACCCGGGGTGTAAGCACCCCCAGCAGATATGTCAATGGTTCCGGCAACAGTCGACGTCGGCTTCAAAACATCGTCTGAAACGGTGTCGGCAACAATTCCCGGTTCGCGGTAAGTTTGATTCCAACGACGGAGAATATCATCGTTCAGATATTCCTGAAGGGTAGTAAGATCGTCAGAATAAAACTCCACTCCGTCTGGAAAAAGTACCTTATTCATTCTATGACTCCGTTGTACCCGTACCCATACAAATGATAGACATCAGGACTTGGGTCCGTGCCCTGATTTGATAGAAGGAGGTAACCTTTTCCTTGCATGGGTATTACGTTTGGAATGAAGGTCAACATCCACGCAATTTCCTCAGCCGTAAATGGAGTGATTCTCTTCACGAACAAGTCAAAGTCGTGTGCTGCGTTGTATCGGCTGACGTTCCACGCCCCGTGCCCCGGGGATATTGTACTTGTTATCTCAGAGATATCTTTCATGATACCCCCGGGCGCGTACAGCTCAATGTCAATACGAGCGAGTGGGAAGACCCCCCGGTTCGCTGCGGTGTAGCTAACCGTGACCCCCGAGCCTGCCGGGTCAAAGACGGTCGCGTCCAACCGGGTACCGAGATCAACGATAGCTGTAGATCTGAGATCGGAGTCCTGTACAATCCGACTCGACCCAAGCAGATCGTAGAACAGATTGTTGTATCCATCGTAAGAAATGATCTCGTCAATACTGGTCGGGATCTGCTCAAGGATCACGTACTTCCCGCCCACAATTCCAGTTATAGATCCGTCGGTGTCGGTCTGAATCGTGCGGATAGTTTGTGAGTACTGCATAGTCGGAGTTGTAATTTCAGCGGAGTTGAATATCGTATCCCCGGTTCGAAACGTTCCGTCCAGCTGAATGTCCGGACTACTAACTGGTGCACCACCGGGGTTCAAGTACGCCCATGTCACCCCGGTTGAGACCACCAAGTAGAATAGAGTCGCTGCTGTTCTGACATTGACTTCTGCGTACTGTACATTGTACAACCTATTCTGAATTCGAACCTTACCGGCGTTGACGATAACTGTAGTCGTGTCGGCTGTTGGTGCTGTCCGTGAGCACTGCATAAACGGAACGGCGACAGATCCCGGGTAGTGCCAAGCATACCCACGTGGAATGGCCTGTGAATCGTCAGCGGCGAGCGCGTAACCAGAGTCATCAATGCTCTTTGTTACCGCACCCTGCTGGTAAATACCAAGGGCCGTGCGTAGGAGAGTAATGTATTGATCTACTGTGTACCCTGAGATTCGAGAGACGTTGAGCCAGTCGCCCCACGTCTCCGATATAGCGTTTGGGGACGGTGATTGGTATCCACCATAGTTATCTGGGACTGTTCCACCGTTCTTGAGATATCCATTTGCCCACGCCTCGTAAGTCTTATCAGCGTACGTGCGCAGCACCTCCGTCATTGGAGCCACTACAGCATAGACAAGGTCGGCAACAAAGGCAACCTCAGCATTCTCAACTCCATTTACCACTTGAATGTTATTGAACCCAGCTACAGGCACCAGTGTAAAGCTGAATGTCGTCTGGCCGGAGCGGGTCATGTAAACTTCAGAGTTATGGTAGACCGTGGTCGTGTTACCACTGGTGGCCCCACTCACTGTAAGCGTAACACCTGACGTGGACAACGGAAGAGTACTTACACCAGTGTCGTAGATAAACTTATCCATCTGCTCCTTGTACTTACGGAGCGTGCGGTCATCGTCTGAACGCAACGGGACGGATGTCATGCTGACGGTTAGAGCCATGTTACCGTACCAATTCGAATGGTCTCAGAGTTCTTCGGTTGGAAACTCGAAGTTATCTCTGTTGAGTCAATTTCCAGAGTCCACGTGTCCATCCGGTCGACCCCGGCGACCTCAAGAGCAATGAGCAGAGTGTCGGTCCGATCCAGTCGCTCACCAAGTTTATGGTCATCGTACTTTCGACCCACTGATGTCTTTCCACCGGAGAGCATCTTCGTTATATCAGACTCAATCACGGTCTGAACCGCTGCCTTGGTATACTCAGAGAACACCGCAACGTCCCCGGTGATGTTCAAGTACAGAACATCGGCCTTTCTGATGTTGACATCGGCGGTGAGCAACTCATAGTCGGGTGAGTCCATTGTATTCTGCAGCGAAAGAATCCGGGAGTCGAAGGTGTACTCTACAATCAGATCTTCATCTTCAGTGGTTCCTACCTTCACCGTAACATCTACTGATGATCGAGACTCAGTCGAACCAGAAACGGAAGAGGTAGAATCTAAGTTCGCGGTGTACGACAGTACACCGATAGACGAGCCAGAAACCCCGTTCACACTGATTACAGGCTGTCTGGTCATGATGTAGTTGAACGGAGACCCGGTGGTGCCCGGATAGGGTCGAGCGCTTGACAAGGACGTCTGGAGGTTCGCGATGGCTTGCGCGTCCTTCATCTTCACCCGGTCAGTAACGGTTTCTGGCTGACTTGACACTGACACAAAGACATCAACAGGGGGTGGATCAGATCCCCGTGTGTTCAACACGTCTGTTTGCTTGGCAACGTATGCGTCCAGCACCCCCGGTTGTTTCATCAGGAAGCTGCGCAGGCCGGGCTTTGTGTCAAGTGACCATGCGGTCCACGCCAGCCGGGCGCGTGCGATAAGAGACTCGTCACTCTCTTCCGCCGTCCCATTTGAAATTGGGATAGGGTTAGAACATCCAACTGCCCCGACGATGTTATCTACAATGACAACAACCCGGTCGGTGGCCACGTTTCCAGAAGACCCAGCAACTACGGCCTCGCACATGATCTCGTAGTAGTACAGCCCCCTTACTGAGTCAAACTGAGGGTTAGTCCCAATTACGTCAGAAAGCGTCGAGTACACTATGGGGCTGGTGCCTCGGGTGGAAACACGAGTACCAGCGTCAATGTCCGTACCACCACTACTCGGGAAGTAAACACGAACAGGGCCACGCGACTGCGTTGCTGCGTTACGGGTGATGTCCCAGTTACCAACAAGGTCGTCCAGCAGGGACGAGATCAGATCTTCAACTTGCGCCACACTCGTGTACTGGAACAGAACCCTGATCTTTTCCTTGTATGACTCGTCGCTCAGGATATTTTCAATACCGGTCAGCGACCGGGTCCGGTTTACAAAGTCGGCTAAGAGGAAAAGGTCCGCCCCGATCACACTCGCCGGGAATAGAGACAGATCATAAGTGACAGAGTGGTCCGCGAGGTTCAGATTCGAATTCAGATCTTGAACACTGGACCGGAGGTCACTTAGAATTGTGTCTCTGTCTTTTACTGGAATGGACATCTCTACCTCACATTCTTCAGCGCGGCTACCGACTGTGTTACCTCAGAGTTCTGGGTTACAAACCCCAGTTCAACTGAAGTTCTGGTCTGGCTGACACGACGTACATGCGCAATATGTAAATCGGTGATAACCCGTGATCCCTTAAAGATCTTCGGGAAGTTTCGGTGCTGGGCGGCGTGAATCTGCACCAGTCTCCGAATCGACTGCATCACCGTGTACGGAATCATGGATCGAACAACCGCAGTACTCTTACTCCCTACAATTCGACGTATGAGAGTTCCATAACCATCAGACGTACGAGACGCAAACATTGCCTTGAGCACGTCCTGCTCAGCGGCTTCATTCTCTGAGATGGTGACCGGGTCTCCCCCGGGATTAAGCTCCAGCGTCATCGCCCCATTTGTAAATGGGTCTCCGCTGACCTCGCGGGGGACCAGCTTTGGATCAATCATCTGTGCCATTAAAGTACCTCACCTGTAACAACGACGGGGTTTGGTGGCCCCAACTGTGAGATCTGCCCCGGCACAATCGTTACCTGTACAAGTCCAGACTTGATGTATGTTTCAGTTACCGCAGCAATTGCCTGAGCTATACCAAGTGTAAACTGGTCTGCGCGTGCGTTAGCTGCGTCAATTGCGTCTTGGTGTGCCCCGGGGTTGGGATCTCCCTCAGCACTTCCTACAAATGACTGTGCGTTAATCCCTTCGCCGCTGTAGGTACGAACTGGCTGGCGCAGAGCCTCAACAAGTGCGTCTTGATAAGCAGTAGTTTCTAATGGCATAACTCACTCCACCTTCGATGTTCCGGACAACACTTCATCCAAACTACGCTGCAGCTGGCGAAGGCTGGCTGTGTTCATTGGTGGTCCACTCGTCGGCCCGGCACCTGCAACCGGCTGTCGCATTCCAATGATCAGATCAATGAGACTCTCCAGCTTAGCGACCAGCGTATCGCCCATAACCGCCCACTCTTCTGCGGCCCGACCAAGGTATATCTCCGCCGCGTCGATGATGATCTTACCAGCTTCAACATCGACTTCCACCGTCGTTACAGGCTCAGCCCCTTCCCCGGGAGCTCTACCGAACCACCCCTTCTTAAACTGTAGGGCTATCTTTCCCGACTGTGTGATGTTGATCAGGGTAACTGGGTCCGATTCCTCGTCTGGGGCCACGTGAACCTGAACAACTACGTAGTCACCCGCACCGGCCCCTGCGTCAATATCGTTGAAGTCATTAACAGCATCATCTTCGTCGTTCGCCGGGTTTCCAAAGGTCATCCGAGTGAAGGCACCGTTACCATCACGATAGTGCCTCGACTCAATGATCAGTCGTCCCTTATAATCATAGTAGACACGGGCACCCTTTCCGGACTCCTTGTTCCACTCTCCAACACCATGCCACGTCATCGGGTCAGATCGAATTGACGACTGGTTCAGAACCTCCCCGGGTCGAAGCTCAGGTAAAATCCCAGCCTCAATCAGCCGTCGAATACTCCGCCATCGTGTAAATCCACCAACCACGAGTGGGGCAAGGTCCACTCCGACGTAAACAACCAGCGCCATCTGATTAACCATTGGAATCGATCCTGAGAACCCGAAATGGTTAATCGCCGAGAACAGGTATGGAACGTTTCTCAGTGTCCCTTCCCGGGTCATCAAAAGTACTTCTACAGTAAACGATGTCCCTGACGCCACAGCGTCGAACTCCGTCGACTCTTCGCCCTTCTCGTCGATACCGGGATCAACATCGACCACGCGCTCGACCTTGGTAATAACACCCCAGTCGAACGTCGACTTGCCCGGCATCAGCCCGGCATTCCGCTTAGTAAGCGGGAGTTTAAGTGGTGATCCGGAAGGAATAGTCATGCAGCCAGAATCTCCTCCCATGGATAAACCAACTCTTCACCAACACTATGTGCATAACGGCACGTAATAGTTGTTGATGTTCCATTTGATGGTGTTGTGGTCTGTCCGATATCAGTAATCAACCCCACCTGCGCTCGTGGAATATATACGAAGTTCCGATTGAGCCGCAGGTCCGGTCTATTCTCCAGTGACACTGAAAACGCGTGGGCCTGCGCGTTCATTTGAGTCCGTGCGGCCTTGGCAAACGCGTCGAGAACAGTCAGATCTGATGAGAGATCGTACTCCATTAGAAGGTTAGGAAGATTGACTTCTCGCAGCCCCAAGTGCAGCAACTCCCGTTCGTCGGCGACGTCGATCCCAGTCCGATTCAATAGGGTGAGATCGTTATTCAGATCTAGCGCTGGGTTATGCATTGACTGCTGCACAGTCAGTCGAGTCGAAGCGATCTGGGACTCATCAAACGTGTACTTGAACTCTTTATATGACGCATCCCTGTTACTGAGATAGTAGTTCAAGCCGTGGTCCCATGTACCATCCAACCCCTGCACCAGACCATCTTTATCAGCTGATGGGAACCCGCCGTACCGTGGATACTCATGGCGAAGGGTACCTACCTGATCCACATAGATAAGTGACATCGTTGTTTGTGCGATTCGATTCAAGATGGACAGGGCGGGCTCTGAGTCGACCTTATACAGTTCGAATCTGCTCCTGAGGATGAGCTGGTAAACCCGCCCCGTATCCGTGAAGATGTCGTCGTAGTAGGCCCGGAACAGGGGATTGTTGTAGAACGCACTCCATGGTGGGCTGTCCTGCGAACGATTCTCTTGCCATCCTTCTAAAATATGCCTGTCGTCGTTACGGGAGTCGTACATCTTGAACAAGTCAAGCTCCACCGCAACGTTATGATTACCGTCTGGATTTACGTAAGACCAGAATGGACTAGTACTTTCACCGCCAATGTTCAAGACGGTATTCATCTTCTCTACGATAGCCTTGTACAGGTTCGCGGGGTTGGACGTTGCGAAGATGTTATCGTAGGCAAGCGACTGATCCTGAGTTCTTGTGAGCAGGGTGTCATAGCGGTCGCGCTCGGACAGGTTGCGAAGGCCAATAACAATCGGAGCAAACTGCATCACCCGCCTGAAGTCCTTTGCAGAAATCACAAGGGCTGGGTCCATGCCCGGTCGGTCAGTGTCAGTGTATCCTGTAACAATACCTGAGAACCCGGGGTACCAAACTCCGTCCCTCCCCTTGTAATCCACCCAAATGAAGTCCATCGCATAGGTGAATGGAAACAGGATACTGTCAGACAGATCGTCGTAGCTATCGGGGGTCTTCATTAACGCAATAGCACGCTTCAACTCAGCGATCTGGTCTGACTCAACTGACTCAGACGCAGCCCGTTGTATTCCCTTGAAATAAATGAAGTTCTTGTTCTTGAGAATCACAGTGGCGCTGCCCGTCCCAGATACAGATACACTTGACGTGACGCTTTCGTAAGCGCCAACGTGGATGATCTCCTTCCGGGTAAAGTCCGACCGGTCGGTTACAACCAGTGTGATCCGGGCCTCAGCGCGAGAGTCAAGCACCATGCACCTCCTCAAAAACATCGATGCTTGTCAGCTGCGGAAGAGTTGGTACGTTCAACACAATATCGGTTACTGGTCGGATTTCCTCAAATGCCTTTACTACCCACCCGTCCATAATAGACCATTTCATATTCGGGTACATTGAGGTCTGGAACTGGTAGTTGATCAGCCATGGGTTGTTGGCGTCCATGCTGTAGGAAAAGCTATCCAGCCTCCCAACAAACGTGTCGTACTCGAACACGAAAAGTAGATCTCCGTCCTGCTCAAGAAAGAATCTCTCGAACATTGCAAGGGCGTGCCACGCCACGGAAAGCTGCGGTGCTCGAATAAGATCAATTCCCGGGGTAGAGAACGGTGGATACATGTTACCCATCGTACCGGAATACGAGAACGTGGTGAGCTGGTTTCCATGGGTCTGCTGGACGTTTCCCCTACCAGTCAGCTTATTATCACGGATCTTCCCGAACTTCTTATCCAGTTTCGACGGGTTAATTCTGAAGGTATAGTACTTGTCTATGTCATTTGCAATCTGCTGCTGAACAAGAAGCTGTGCAGCCTGAAAGAGCGTAGCTTCAATTTCGGCAGCGGCGTTTGTATTAGCAGATCCGATAACGCCGTGCTGCTGTAGTATATTTTTAAACTCCTCTGCGAACAGCACCCCCGCACGAGCGAGAGTCGACTTGACAATCGCATACACTATCTCTGACGCCAACTCGAACGCCCGTGGGTTGATTACGGTCATTGTTGTAGCAGTACCAAGGCTACTGGCAGCCTGCCCAAGTACACCACCTAGTGAAAGGTTAGGCATTATCGACTCCCGTTATCAAAGTACCCGGTCTCATGCAACTGATTAATAACGTCAGCAACGACGCCTTGAAAGTGTGCCCCGAGCTCTTCCTCTATCCTATCCCGAGTAAGTAATGGTGTACCTTGCTCATTTCTAATGCTCACACTGGTATCGCCAACTTGAATCTGAACCCCGGGTCGACTGGGATCTACGTCTAGAATGGGTTGGTTCATCAGTGAGTCTAAGATACTGGTAATCACCTCTGGCCCAGCAAGGTTATACGATTCAGATAGAGCACGTTGTCGATTTAACATGGCTACGTACTGCGGCCCGGTTGTAAAAGCACCCGTCCCCTCTTCCCACACTGTGTCAGGCCGGTGACGGATCTGCGCAAGATCTATGAATCTTCCGATCTCATCAGACGAAAGTTCTGTACGACCTTCTTCAATTAGATAGTCACCGTAGATTTGTATCAACTGTCGAATTCGGTCGGGTCGGATTGTTTCATTCTGCATAGCCTCTGCAATACCGGCAAATAGACTAGATGTGGGAACCATCGTCGGATCAGCACCGGGAGCCCTGTTCTCTACAAGTGGAATAGTGCTGCCAAGCCCGTATTGCAGTGAACCAAATACCTGACTACCAGCCATTGTCCGACCGAGACTCGCTATTTCACTTTCACCCTCATTAAATGCTCGAGCAAAGCTGACCGCAACTTGATCAACACTATCCCGCCAAAAGGCACTTATACCATCTTTAACTCTGGACGCCATAGACTGATTCATTTCCAACATGGCTTCTGCTGTTTTCTTTACCTCTTCGTACGTTGACGTCGGCTGCGCAGCTTCAGCTGCCTTGTCCGCTGATATTCCGTCGCGAGCTTCTTCAAACCGACCCTGCTCAATGGCACGAATCATCTCGTTCTGGGTCGCCAAGGTTCGACCAAGGTCGATGCCAAACATACTCTGCATCACCTCGACCACCATCTGCCCACCAGCTGCGCCAAGTCCCATCTCACCAAGAATCTCACGCGAGATGGCAAGTGCGCCCTGCATAAGCTGGCTGTTCAGACCTTCGAATTGCTCACGGAGCGCACCAGAAGATAGGTCGAAGTAACGTCCAAGAATCTGACGCTGTTGCCCCGTTGCCCCACGAATGGACTCAGTCGATATTTCCCCTGACTGAATACCGCGCAGCAACGTTTCCTGTTGAAGTGGGTCACCAAACGAAGCCACGTCCTGACGGAACCCAGCATCCACCCCACCCATCTGTGGTAGATATGTTGACAGAGCCAGTCGCTGAGACTGGTTGGCCTCCGCCAGTGAGGTCTGAAGCCTGACCAAGTCCCCGATGGCAAGCACACCACTCTGCAGCTCCCGCGCAAACTCAGTGACGAGTCGACGGGAGTCTTCCAGTTCATAACCGTAGATACGTGTCTGTTCCTGAAGCTGAAACGTCCACTTGGTGAGATCTTGGAATGAAACTCGGACTTCATGGGCGGCGTCAACAAGGTCAAGAACTGCGTCGTTGAGAAGCTCCTGACGGACTTCGAAGTCACGGAACAGCTTAACGTACACCTGTGCTATTTCTGCCGGGCTTACACCTGTGCCCACGCCGGTGAATATAGCTTCTTCTGTTATTCCTGCGATGTCACGCTGTGAAAAGCCACCGGGGGCAAGTGCCCGGGCAACGGTGGGTACAATCCGCTGGTCGAGCGCATCGCCGAAGTTGCGAAGCATCTCGTTATGCAGCTGAACAAGCTGTCCAGTCCCCTGACCTACAATAACACCCGGGGCAAGATCGCCCATACTGGCAGCGATATCGAGGAAGTTAGCCCGAATGGCCCGGAGTTCTTCATTAGCCTGAACGAGCCTTTCGACTACATGCCCAAGTGAAAAGGCAATACCACCCACACCTAAAATACGAAGAAGAGACTTCGATGCTCCTTTAAATTGAGAACCGGCCATCACCCACAGTTGTGCAACCTCCGCACCACCACCAGCTGCCTGTGCGGCCACGCCAGTTCCTTCAGCAGTAGATTTACCAGCCTGCGCTAAGTTACGAAGAGTCTCAAGTCTGTCCTTGTTTGAGTCAGATTCCTCGTTCCACGCCTCCCGTTGAATTTCAATCAAGCGTTGCCGCCCTTCTTGAATCCGAGATTCTGCTACCTCACGTGCTTGACTAATTTCCTGCTCACGAGCGGCAATCTTGTCGATGTCACCTTCTCGACTTCCTCCGTCAGCAGCCGCACGGGCCTGCGCAACTTCATCTTCCTGTCGCTTGAGTTCTTCGAGTTCCTGAAGGTTCTGGCTATGCTTAGCTGTGACTTCCTTGGCCTCTTCCTTGAGCATTTGGATCTTACGCTCGTGGACGGCCTGACGCTCAGCAAACTCCATCGCAATGCGCTCACGCTCTTCCCGACCAACGTCCTCCTGCTTTATACGAAGAGAGTCCAGTAACCGCTCCTGCGCCTCGATCTGCTTTTGATACTCGTCAACAGACATATGAGCAAGGTCGCGAGCCATGGTCATGGACTTCTGCATTTCCTTGGCACGGAGCTCGTCCATCGGACGGATAAGCTGCTCTTCTACAGACTGAGCAGCACCGTCAGCATCAATGGATATTCGTGTCCGCAGCTCGCTGGGCATCGCTTTCCTCTAACCCACCGGGAATAACATCGTCAAACCCGGTATTTGGCTTATTTTCCTTGAGCTTTGCTAGAATCTCAGGGCCGTAGTCCTCTGGTTTCTTTGGAGTTTCGTTCTCACGGCCTGTGACCTGCTGCCTTGTTACACCCTCACCAAACCGCGCATCTTGCATCTTCTTCCACCCCTCTGGGTTGGTAAATGCACAAATGCGGTCAGTTGCGTTATCAATGAGATCATGCTTTTCAATGCGATCCCATGATGCATTGTTTGCAAACCACAATGACAGCACAGGATGGTCAAGTAGCCCAGACATACTCTGTTGATGCGAACGCCCGAACATGGTGGAGCCGGTCTGGATTAGCTCCCACCATCCTCGCCAGACGTAGAACTTGAGGGGGTATGGATATCCTCCTCTGGAAGATCTGGCTCTTCCTGCGTCCGCGAAGATTTTTTTATCTCATCGATCCTCGCATCGTAGTCCCGGTCACGTTTGCTCTCAATCTTTAGATACTCATCGTACAGATAACTGACCAACCGAGGCTGCTTTGATAGAATCCGACGCAGATGAGCACGTCGTGCCCGGTGCTCTGCCTCGTCGGACGAGACCATTGTCTTCCAGTCGTCAATACTAACAACAGCCCGGACAACCGTCTCAAATCTGGTCTCAAGCTCTCGGGCCACATAGTCGTTTGGGGAAATACGTCGTCCGATCTCAATCTGCATCAGACGAGTCTCATCCTCCCAAAGCAAGCCAAGGGTCACACGATGTGTGCGACCCTCATGACCCGGCACCTCGACCGTGGTTTCGTACTGAAAACCCCGGATCATATCTTCAATCTCCGGGGGTGGACTTACATGTTCCTGCTCATTCATTGGCGCACCTCGCGCACGTGTGAGTCTATGTTGCCGCCACCTTGGCGATTCTCAGTGTGGAATTAGTCAACCCAGCCCGGTGTAATGTTACACGATTCAACGATGGTCGCCGTACCGATGTTAACCGGCTTCGACCGTGACGTCAGCCAGCACTCATGATAGACTGTTTGAGTTACTTCCTGCGTCGCTGGGTGGGTTTCCTTCACAATGAGACTGAACGGAATCTTCTGTTCCTCAAGCGTACGCATCTTCTTAGCAGTCGTTTCACCGCCGATACGCTGAACAACCGATCCATCGTTCTGTTTGTTGTAGATCGCAAACCCATTCACACTGAGTGTAAGGTTTCCGGGCTGCGGAGCCTGCTCAACAATTCGACCGGCGTCTTCAGAGTTCAAGTGGCGAACCGGCTGTGTTGGTCGATTCTCACTCTGGTTGATTGACTGGACGTAACCGATCTGGTTACCACTGTCATCAACAACATCAATCGACGTTGAGATTACGGTCCGGTGGGCTTCTGGAAGCCCGACGCCCGCATCGGGGTTCTGTGCGTTTTCAACTAATCCGGCCATGTGACTAGCTCCTTATTCAGCATCCGGCTGGTCATTCAAGCGACCAGCCGCTCACCATTGTTTCTTACGCCGCTGCGCTGAGCGGTGCCACCGAGAATCCGTAGTTGAACTCGATGATGTTCATCGGGTAGATCGGGGCGTAGTTGAATCTCACCCAGATCTTAGTTGGGTTACTGGCGTCCTGAGTGACTTCAATATCACCGTAGCTCTCGATGATACCCTCTTTGACAAGGGTTGCGAGAACCTGCTGCGTCCGGTTGGCAATGGCCTGAAGTCGGTTCAGGGTGATCTTGCGGTCCCTGCCCCGGAAGGTGCTCATGGCGGTTCGGAGCTGGTAACGCATCTCGTCTTCGGCGTCGACTACGCTGATCTCCTGATCTTCCACCGAAGTAGTGTTGCAGGTGATGCCGTGGTAAATGACGTGCGTTCCGCTTTCTTCCTTGACGTAGGTTCCGCCTGCGGCCTCAATGATATCCTGATACTCGACGTCAACCCAAAGCTCGACCGTGGCCGCCCATGTGAACCCGTTAATCACGGCGTTCGTAAGTGGTGTCGCTGGGTCTGGCCGTGAGCAAAGAGCTCCCGCTACTGCCGCCGCATAGAAGTGGGCGTCAACCGCCACTGGGCCTTCGACAAAGTTACCGTCCGTCCCCTGCTTCAGGTTAGCGTAGTACACCGACTTGTTTGGAACCAAGCCGATCATCCGCTTCGAACCCTGCATGGAGTTGAGCCAGTACAGAATGGAACCTGCGGTGGAAACGTCCCCAAGAACCGCACCCGAGGTTACAGCAACCACCCCGTTTCGTTCCATGCCGTAGTTGTCGCCAGAGTACTTCTCGCAATGCGCTCGCAGATACTGCTCAATGGCGGTTCCGCCCTTCAATACTGAGATGAAGGAGACTCGAACCGTCGCAAGAGTGTCCAGTGCCGTCTGGTAATGTGCTGAGGTCGTACCAGACGGTGCGACAACGTAGGCTTCAGTCGCTCCGTTGTCCTTGAATGCGTATCTGGCTGCGTTCGTGATATCCGATCCCACACCGTGGTCATCAAGAATGTCACCGAAGTTGGTGTACAATGACTTCGTGTAGGTAAACACGGCGTAGTAGTAGGTAATGTAGTAAGCGCTTGCTGCTCCGGGCCGACGCTTTGCGGTGTTGGACGACGGTGGCGATGTTGCCGTCGTGGTCCCACCAGTCGCGCTGTACGAAGTGGTGTCGCCGTCAGCGATGGTAACAAGAAGCTCGTAGGTGCTACCCGTTGCAAGGTAGATCTTGTATCCACCCGCAAATGGAACCTTGGCCCACGTCAGGGCAACAACGTCGCCCGATGCTGAAACAGCGGCTGTAACCGCGTCGCTCGGGGTGGTCTCACCCGTACCTTCCTGATCGGTTGCGGTGATCTTGAACCCGAATGTACCGGTCACGGCCCAAGTCCCCGCTCCGGCGCTTACAGTCGGGGTGTCAACGGTCGGAGGCAGTATATTTCCTGCGGATGTCCAATCAACATCGCCGCTGGAATTGAGGGTAAAGTCAATGCCCTCGGTGTAAACCTCCTGTGTGTTCCCGGTGGAATTGGCAACCCGAACAACAGATCGAACGTCGTTGTTCGCCAGTGCATCAATGTACTGGCTTCCGGTTGTTCCGGAGGTGCCACCGGCAGTAACGGACTCATTTGAGACCAGAGTGTTCTTGCCCCGCGAAGCACCGACAAGACCCATCCGGCGTGCAGCAATGTTAACGGGGACGGAGCCCCCGGCTCCCGTTCTGCGTGCGATCACTTTGACTGGCATTGGACGTCTCCCGACATGTAACTCTTCGATTAATGATAGACCTATGGTCTCGCCCGTGGGACTTCAGAGAGCTGGTCAACCATTAATGCTGAGTGGGTTTTCCACAGTTATGTCATATCCTATCGAATCAATGGTTGGTCCGATTTGCTTGTACATCCGTGCCCACGGAAGTCGAATGCCGGTAACAGTCGCGGTCAGGATGAAAACACTGGCCTTGTCTGCTTTCGGATTCGTCTGAGGTACCGGCTTACCTGAAAAACGAAGACCAGCCTGTGGTATCTTAAAGTTGGCCTTCGAAAAAACATCTATGTATGGATCAAATAACGCAACCATAACGCGGTCGGCCATTGCCCCGACACCTAACCGTGATGTCGCTCGGCAGTAGATATCAACCTGAAATGACGCTTCCCCGGAAATCACCAAGTATGTCTCAACACGGGTGGCGTCGTCCGGGTCCGGCTGGTACTCTACTTCCTGAGCGTTGTTACTGAGTCCAGTGGCGTCAAGCGTTGTCATCCCAGCTTCAGCAACAATGGAAAAGTCCTGCCTATCTCCCACATGGTAAGCAGGGAGTAGCTTTGGGATGGCGTCGTCATTAATTTCATTCTGCGCACGGGACGCTTCATACCACTTTTTGATCTGGTTGATAAATAGATCTTCAAGTTCAACAATCGTATGATAAATAAACTGCGAGTCAGACCACGCTTGGATAATTGCAGCCCCCTGATCACCATATATTTTTTCAGGGATAGTGATCATGACGGTTCCGTTGTTGTGGTTTGGACGTTTCCGTCACCATCGATATACAGGTAATGAGTCCCACCTGTTGAATTGGTCAGCTGGAAATAGTCTGGTTCACTTCGAATCAACGGACCAACCTCAATCCGTGAGTATGTTGTTGGAATCTGGGGAAGTACGCCTGCACCTGAAATAACAAGAGCGTAGACCCCGGGTTTGATATCAGTCAGGGTCGCATAACCGTAAACATCGGTGGTTCCGGTAATACCAGTCCCGGAACCAAATGGAGTCGCGGTCGTTCCGCTGGGGGCGTTGTCAATGATCTGTACCCCGTACTCGTAGAGAGTGACGGTCAGATTGTTGCGGCCACGGTCGGTGTTCGAATCGATCAACCGAACTTCAAGCGTATGTCCTGATACTGCCATTATGCAGCCCTCCGAATTCCGTAGCTACTGTCAAGATCAGATATAATAGATCGAGCTTGGTTATACTTACGTTGCATCGAGATGGATTTATCGGACTCTTGGTATATCATTTTCATAACTTCCAGTCCAATTCTCCCACGAATATGTAGCTGATAAATTGAAGCGTGTGGGTATACTTGGCCTCTGTAATGTGGGAAGCTGGTCACCACAAAGTCTCTGAATGAGTCAACTATGGCGTACGTTCCACTGAGATTTATAAACGGAACACCTCGGTCGTCCACCCACATCCCACCGTCTCCGTCTATAACTCCACGCCAGAAGTGACGATTGGACTCGAGACTGGGGTGAACAGTAGCCGTATGAGTTTTATTTGGTGTGACATCGAATCTTATAAGATCTTTAACTACCCACCTTGATGTAATACACACTTCCGCCATATCTCCATAAACATTTGGAGACGTGTCAACTTCCATAAAGTCAATGAATCTTTTTATGCTCTCTACATCCTTGCGGTGAAGAGCTAGTTTTAATGATCCCTTACTATAAACACATCCATCGGCCAGCATAAATCCTAACCAGTATGATGATTCGTCGGTTATAGTTGAAAAAGCTCGATGATTGCATTCACGTGTATTTGTAAATCTGGCACTATGAATAATACCACCACTGCGTCTTACGATATTTCGGATGGTTGCACCAGTCACATTGAATACCTTCCCAATCTCTGGCGAACTCATCCCGGAAGCATAAAGATCACATGCCTTCTGCTCATTCAAAGATGAAAGCGAATGTTTGTATTTCTTTCTCATCGGTTTACACTGAACTCCGTCATCTGGCTTTCAAGATCATCCAACATGTCCTGATATTCTTGTGTGAAATGTGAACTATCTCCTGAAAATTCAGTCCCGAGTTCGGGCTCAAACGCCGATCCAGCCACTTGAAACCCAAGCCCTTCTAAGTTATTTGACGCGTCCTCTAACCCGTAAATGACACCATCACGAAAGAAATGTTTCCCCGAGTAACCGGGATGATACCAACTCAACCCAGTCGGATTATACTTAGACGGACGTCCAATTGACGCCTCGGTAATAGTCCTGTAAAAGATCTCGTCGCCGACTACCTCGGAAGTCCTGCCGCCACTCGTCTTCCGTGTCGACTTGCCCGGGTCCGTCACAAAGGGTGTGGCTGCACTCTGCCCTTTTGCTCCTCCGGCGTACGGTGTTCCGGGGCCTGCAAACTTAACCCGGGACACACCATGAATAACACGCCCGGTCCGTGGGTTTACTCGCTGACCTTGAACCTTGATCAGCGGTATAGTCTTTCCAACCAGCCACTTCATCGGCTGGGTCTTTACCCCGTACTCCTGATAGACCAAGTACGCCGCTTCCTCATCGACATAAATATCTACATGCTTGTCAAGGGCCTGAAACTGCACGTTCTGTGCGCCGCGTCCCGTCTGGTGGATGAACTCAATGTTCCTACCGTCGCGTCCGGGCTGCGCTCCTGCCATAATTGCCCGAATGTTCTTCTGGCATACAAGTCCGATCCGGTACAGCAACTTCCTAATCGCCTCGTCCCACTGGGCTTGATCGGAAAGCCGCAGCCATGTGTCGGGGAGTGAAACAATCTTGATCTGTACCCCGTACTCTGGAAGTGGTACGGACGGGGTAAACATCAGTATTCATCCCCTCGAATCACCTCATTTGCGTAGTTCTTCAAGTCGCTCAGTACATCTGCACTCAATTCGTCTGAGTACGAGGGGCTTGAAATCTTGGCCCCACCGTCGTCCAAGAGTTCAACCTCGACCGGTGTTTGCTCGTCCCAGTCGGTGAAGGTACCGCCGCTGTTGAGTGCGTCGAGGAATGTCTCTAGTGAAGAATAGTCGTTCCTCTCCCACCCGGCTGTCATGGTGTATGACGGAGTCTGGACTTTTATAATGCCGCCCCAGTCATATGGCTCAAAGGCTACTTCCGTGTTCGCTGTTGCCTCTAACTGCGCATCCTTACTAATCTTGAACATCATCACTGTTGAAGTTCCGTCCATTAGCGTCCCGGGAACATAGGGCTGGTCTTCATCTTCAAGGATGAGCCCAAGATCCGCTCCAATGTCTCGTGCAGTCTGCGCGTGGTCGTTGTCAATGGTAAGATCTACGTAGCCGGGTTTGTCGGACATCTCAACCACCACCTGCTGAACACCAGCTGACTCAAGCTCAGACTCAAAGTCCTCGGCAATGGAAGCTCGCCGCTTGTGAGCAACGCTCAGGAACCCACTCCCATCGTCGTTGACCAGTCCTTGGCTTACCGCCTCTGAAACTGCTTTGTCAATCTCGGCCTGATCGGTAAAGTCCGCGTCGAAGAAGGTGTAAAGGGACGCCGGGGCGACTGTGGCACCACCGCCCTCGTTCTCATTCAAGATTCGGACGGCGTTGGCAATGCCCTCCGGAGAGATGGTGGGGAAGTCCATGTCGCTTGGATCGCCACCGACACCAAGTTCAGCTACATTACCCGCATCCTTCAGTAGGAAGTATGTCTCTCCGGGTCCGTCAGTGAATGGGGCTGAGAAAAGGACACCACCTCCGGCCACACCGACTTCAGTATATCCCTCCTGATCTAACCAGCTCTCGGCTTCTTCAGCAGACGCAAAGTCTTGATATGGATTAGAGGCTAATTGGTCGCCGTTTTCGTTGGATTCCCAAATATTAACAGACGCCTGAGATTCAGTCGATCCCATCACCGTGGTACGCTTGTACTCTTCCCAGAATGCTGTTCCGCGTGGAGACCCGGTTTCATTTGCGTCGGCCTTTTTACTGGAGGTGTACTCATCCCAACCTGAGTCAATGTCAATCATCGTGTCAGTTCCGATGCTGGCGGTAGGAAAAAGTACCCATTCGGTAGCAGTAAAATACTGAACCTCGGTGTCTAGAGCGTACCCACCCATGTCATTAGAATTAAGCCAGTCTTCCATAGTGGCTAAACTCGACTTGGGCATGGAAACGGTGTAAATCAGATTACCGTGGTCGTCGGTTTCTTTCACCCCACTCTGAGTATTAACCTCTGGAATTGCAGATTCAATAGCCTGCACTACGTTTGCAAATGCAGTTTCTCGGTCCTGAAGATACTGAGTGTCGGATATCTCATCTTCATCGGGATGGTCCTCTTCCCAGTCATGCTCTGCAAAGAGGATAGTGAAGCCTACCGCAACTTCATCCCCGTCCTGAGCACGTCGTACCCGTGTTGCCCGCATCTGCTTCCGAGTCCGGGAGATGGTAATCATCTCCATACCACCATGATCGTCCTGTATCCACACATTCGGGTAGAACTGGTCGTTCTCCATGTGGTGCTTGATGGCCTCATCTCGATCTTCGAAGATGCGTCCGTCCGACTTAACGCGGAACCCGGTCTCAACTCGTGTCAGCCGGGGGATGATGTTCTCTTCTTCCCACCGGGTCCACTCATCCATGCTCATGCTCAAGTCATCGGTGTCAGTTCCGGTCGCTTCCCCGTAAAGTTCGGTCTCGTGCTCTACCGCATCAACTTTGTCATTGTGACCAGAGTACTGAGTCCCGTCGCTGGTGATCCATGCACCGTCATAGGTCTCCTCAATGACGATGTCGCCTTTCTGGTAAGCATCAGTTCCGTCAAAGACAATGTCATCCGGCTCGGCTTCGACTACATCCTCGCCGTCGTAGGCCCGCTTGCTCTTGCTACTGAGAAAAGGGTCGGTTACCAGACCTCCGGCCTGTTCCATTATACTGTCCATAACTCGAACAACATCGTCATCATACTCGTCACGAACCCAGAGGGTTGTTATATCCCCAGATTCCTCAAAGTAAAAGTTCTCAGACCCAACACCCGCTTCCTGTAAAGCCTGAGAAACAGTGTCTTGTCCAATATCTGTGCTGAAATCATAACCAGTTTCTGCACCCGGGTACATGCCAGCACGTTTGGTCCGACGATTCCTACGGCTCAGAAAAGGAGGGTCGGTTACCTGACCTCCACCGCTACCTTCCATGAAAATGTCAAGTAGGTCTGTTACCCTTTCAACATCCTCATCTTGAATCCAAAGCGTCATACTGGCAGCGTCGCCCTCAAGTGAATAGTCACTATCAGGAATACCAGCACCGGTCAGTACCTGTGCAAGGTCCGCAATGTCCGTGTCGGGGCTGAGACTGAAGCTAGTCTGCCCAGCACGTTTGGTCCGACGATTCCTACGGCTCAGAAAAGGACCGTTATCTTGTACCTGTACTGATCCGTATAGCTGCTGGAGTTCGTTCTCAGCTTCCTCTTCCGAGTCATATGGACCTACCCAGTCAGTTTGATCCATGTACCCGGGTGCAGAAAGCTGGGCGCACCACCCCTCTTTAAAGTAAATCTCATCTTCGTAGATGTCGTCACCCTCAACGTAGTCCCGAATACTGTCCAGCCACGTTTGGAACTCTTCGCTTTCCGGGTCTTTATTGGTGGGAAGACCTGTCAACTCGGACGGTAGAACAAAGCCACCACTATAAGCGTAACCCACCACCCACGTATCATACATAGTAACGGGTTCCATAAAGTCTGCGTTCTTGTGCTGTTCTTCCCCGTCTGCCGACGCAATCCAAATACGAGGCCCAACCATGTCAGCCAGTTTCTTGCCGTGCTTCTTGCCGTAGTAACTGACCGGCGAGCAGCAGTCATAGTAATCGTAATAGTCTGACGGTCCCCACCATGAAGCGAATGATCCGAAGTTGTCTTGGATGTCGGCGTAGCTCCAACCTGCTGTCTTGTCGAGCAGATGGAGAACTGTGCTTGCGGCCACGGTACCCTTGAGCCTGAAGTACATGTAGACCCGGTTTGTGCTGCTGACCGCTTTGTCGGCCTCGGCCTCGGGCTTCAGCAGGTCGTTAACCGCCTGATCTCCCTCGTCCCAGCCACCTGTAATGCGGCGGATGATGTTGCTGATCGTGTACCAGTCAAGCTCGCATAGCATCTCTGCGCCAACCGACAGAATGTTGAGTTCAGAACCGGCCAGCGATTCAAGCGCCTGCTGGCGTCCGGCCTCGCTCAGGTGAGTCCACCATTCCCATGCGTCCCACGAGTAGTAAATGCTCTCGGTCGACTCCTTGGACTCTGCGTCCTCGACCCGAGCAAGCAGCTCCTCCGGGAATACGGTGTTCAAGTCGGTCGGTGGGTTACCGTTCGCAAGGTATGAGCCCTCGAGCCGGATGTGGTAAGTTACGTCATCGTCACCTGCGGCCTCCTCGGGTCCGTAACTGGCAACCCGCACAGTGCTCGATGTTCTCGATGCGTAGGGTTCAACATCCTTCATGGCTGTAAGGACGGCCTCAATGTCGTCGAGGCTGTCAGTGGAAATGGCAGATTCGAGCTTTGATGTCCATTCATCTTCCATGACCGTGGTCAGGAAGTTGGAAAGTGTACGATCCAGCTCGTCCCTTGCCGTCCCGTCCTCATCGTCTCGCGCCCTTTGAATCAGCGCAAGAATCTCGGTTGGGTTTTCGGTAACGAGGTCGGTGGCCTCATGTGTGCTTGCCATCATTGTTGGTTCAGTTCCGTAGGCCAGCATATGAAGTTCTTCAAATGTAAGATTGTGCCTTTCGGCAACATCTTTCATTTTTTCATCGTGGTCTACAACATTCCCAACAGAGTCTTCTACAATCTTAACCCACTCGCGCATTGCCGCACGTTCATCGTCAGTTTCTGGAACTGGAGCCCACTCATACGAGGTCTTCGCAGCCGTGGTAGCACCCCTTGACGAATAGTGTAGTACTCTTGATGCGTACGGTTCAACGGTCTGCATGTCCGTGAGAACAGCTGCAATCTCGTCAAGATTATCGGTGGAGATGGCGGCTTCGAGCTTTGCCGTCCAGTCGTCCTCCATAACCGTGGTCAGGAAGTTGGCAAGTACCTGATCCAGATCTCCCTTTAATGACCCATCTTCATCTTCTCGCGTCTCCTGAATCAGCGCAAGAATCTCGGTTGGGTTTTCGGTGAAGGGGTCGCTGGGTACATGTGTATTTGCCGTGGTCTGAACGTACTTGAGAATTGCCTCGATCCGGTCAAGGTCACGGTCAAGTAGTGCACTTTCCATCTTATCCCATGACTCTTCGGTCAGGGCAGATCCAAATTCACCATGTCCCATCGCATCGCTGACGTTCTGAAGAAGAGCATCGACGTACATACTGTCTGTAAGTGCCTTATCAAGGTCGGCGAGAAGGGAAGTGATTGTGCTGGCCGCATCGGCTTTCTTCCGACGTGAAGATCGAAATTCCGTTGTGTCATAACTGTCAAGGAATTCATCCCACCCGAATTTAACTTCCTCGTCGTCTTTGTCCATCTTAACCGTAAATTCTGACCCGGTGTTCTCGGTAACAACACCTGTGTCTCCAACAGCATAAATTTGCTCTGGGTTGGCAGTCATACTGAATGCAGTGATAGTTTCAACCTTGGTGCCAACTGGAAAGTACTCATCAGTAATTTCCTTGAGCGGTACACCACCCGGTTTCCGTTCCTCAGCGATCTGCAACCATGTGTCAGCGCTGGCACCACGCTTCCGTGAGGTTATGAGCTTTACATCCTTCAGGGCGTCAACGTCCATGTACACTTCATATACTTCTTCAGCCTCAATATCGTCCGCAGCCTGTCGAGCGTCTTCAATGGCTGTCTCAACACTGGCGTACTCTTTCATGACCATCTGGTCACCAGCTCCGTTCGCCAGAATGAGCTTGGACTTGGTTCCGTACAAGGTGATGAGATCATCGCCCCAAGACGCCAGAACCTTGGCGTTCTTGATTTCACCTGCCCGTGACCCACTTGCCACTAGGTCAGCGGCAAGAACCGCAAGTTCAATGTCACCATCGAGAACCTGAACCGTTGGATAAGCATAGCTCACAACCGTCAACTTGGTCTTTGCTGCGATGATACCAAGGTTATCTTGTGAGCTGCGGGAAGTAGAATACCATTGCGGTCGTCCTGAAACTAACAGAAAGTGGACAGGACCACGGGCGTCCCGACCAGCACCGTTGTCTTCCACCATATATCCAGCGTCCTCAAGGATATTCGTGGCCTCCGTAGACTTATTGGGGTCAATAGATACATCCACAAAGCCAAGCCCACTACCTTGATCTGAAACATCAAAGTCATCTGTAATTGACTCTAGCAGTTGCGTGACTTCAGATACATCAGCACTCGTAGCCACCAACGACGCAATAACGTCCCGGGAGAGAACGTAGGTATCGCCGGGGAAGATGCGTGACCCCATACCGGTGACTGGGGCTCCGTTGTCAACGCAGATGTGGTCTGTCTCGCCGTTCAAGTAATCGGGACAGGCCAACACACGCTGCTTCCCGAGCTTGGACTCACGGGCTGTCTTACCACATGTGTCACACACCGGGTAAATGGGTGGGAACACCTGCATCATGCCGCCGTTCCGGGAAAGAGTCACGGTCCGACCTGTCGACCGGGCAATACGAAGGGCGCTGACATAAGCCTGCGCGTCACTGCCATAGAAGGTAGCGATAATCTCACGTCCGTCCGCAGTGTCGAACATATCAGTTGCACCGATGTGGCGCTGGACAGAAGCTGCAACCTTCGCAGCTAAGTGTGATTCAACGCCAACGACGGCAACTCGGATGGATCTGGTATCGTCGTTTGCATCGATGTCCAAGAAGCTGCTGGCACGCTTCCGTGCGGCCTTCTTGCTGGTTCGGGGGTTACCGCCAATCTCGACAGTCCGACCACCACGATGTGCAAATCTGGCTTTCATAGTCCTTCTCCCGGTGAGGGGGAATAGCTCCACCCCTGTTACCTCTGCTATCAACTCCCGAAATGCCGCCTCGTCAATTGGGTCTTGCTCGAGAATAGCATCCATACGGGCAACTTGATCTTCGTCTGCGTCCCGAAAGAACTGGGCCATTTCCATTACCCCAAGATTTCCCGGGTATGAAAGCCCACGTCTCACAGGTTCACCTCTTGTAAATAGTGCCCCGGCTCAAGCTGATCAATCGTACAGACCTGCAGCGTGATGTAACCTTGAATCTCACGCCGTCTGACGTTCTTGATTGAGAAACGCTCGCCGTTCGGGCGCACTATAAAATCTCCAATTTCCATGATCGGATATGGAGGTACAAAAGCAATTCTACTCTCGCCCAGCCGATAACCTTCCGGCAACATCTCAATGACTTCTTGGGCATTTCTAATTCGAATGACCTCATCAGAGAGCTTTACAAAGCCCCCGGTGATCCCTGTGTTATAGCAGGTCAGGCATATTCTATTCTCGTGCTCGTTGCGGTAACCGTCACCGCTTATGCGACCACACTCTGAACATGGTTCTCCAGCCTGCCGCATCAAGTAAAGGTCGCACGACTCGCCGGAAAACTTATCAAACATCAAGTTGTGCCGTCGAACGATCTCCAATGCTGCCCACTTGGTCGGTCCAAACAAAGTAGCCAAGTATGGAGCTGATCCTGCATGAGCCTGTTCACCCTCTGATGTAACCGCAACAACCTTCCAGTAAGCTCGACGTTCTGAGGTGAGCTTGAAGTCAGTGTCTTGGTACATCAACACCGCCAGCTGCGTGTCGTTGAGCTTGGTCCACGGCCCGCCCGGACTCGGACTCCGGTAGACATTGTATCCTAACGGGTGCGCAGCCACATAAGCATTCCACGCAAGAATAGGAGTCTGGGCGGTATATGTAATTGCAAGGGAACCCATTATGCGATCACCCCGGAAACCCCAGACAGTACCGATTGCATGTTCGGGTGGAAGCTGAAGGACCGGATGATGGTGTAAGGCAGTCGGGTTTGTCCCATACCAATAGCACCCGCCCGGCTGTAAGCGTAATTCCGTTTGACCCGTCCCACCATCTGCAACCACTGTGTATAAAGAGCTTGTGCCATCGTCAGGTACTTCTGGCTCCTGTCGATAGCAAAACTAATCTCGTCGTTATAGTTAAGCGTGTTCGCCACCTCCAGCAGCCCACGCTGGTGCAGAGCGTAAAATACAGCCCCGTCTACAAGCAGCCCCGGCCACGGCATGTTTCCAATGCTCCAAGTGTAATCACTTGGTGGCGTGTGGTTGATAAAGTTCAGCGAACGTGTGATTGCATCGTAGAGTTGTCCATCTTCCCACTTGTATTTCTCTGGGTCATCGATCTGGTATAGCGCCGGTATGCGGTCCGACACCGACTGCCGTACGAGGTCGATGTAGTACTGCGCGGTGGGAGCACTTCGAATCTGAAACGTCCCAGTGATCTGAACTGTGTCGCCAGTCGCACTGGGATAATTGCCAGACATGGTTATGTTATAAGTACCATCGTCCAACCACGAAGAACTGGCAAGGAAGGTGATGTGAAATAGCCCTGTTTCCTCACCATGCTTGGTAAAGGGTACGAGGAGGTTAGCGTCCGGGACAGTAACGTCAGTCCCCCCAGTCGTCGCCATCGAGAACTGAGGGGACAGAACGTTTATCGCCGTTCCACCTGAAGTGAAGGTGCAGAAAAGCTCGACATGTTCTCCGTTAGAATTTACGGAGACAACACCCGATCCAATTTCCTGAACAACGGACACACCTTACTCCTCCATGTAGTCTTTGATAGCTTGCACGATCTCAGGGCTCTTCTTCATACGTGCAAGTGCGTGGTCACGGTCGTCAAACCGCCAGTTACCCTTCCCGTTTGGTTTGGGAAGAGTCAAACGCCCTGATTCAGCCTCGCTGACGATCTCAAGGGTAACGGCAGTGTCAAAGAGAACAGCGTTCGGATCGGCCTCTTGGTCTTCCTCAGCCTCATCTTCGACCTCATCCTCTTCTGCGTCAGCTTCTGGTTCCGGAGTTGGTTCCGGTTCCACTGGCTTTGGTTTCGGCGTGGCCTTCGGAGGTGCAGGTGGATCAACAAGATCTACCCATCCCATACGAATGGCGTTCGACAGGGAAACAGCGGCATCCACTGCATCCTTTCCGTACTGTGCCACCAAGTCGTACTGACCCCCCGGCGTCAAGGTGATCCCCAACTCCGGTATAAAAAGGTTGCCTACTTCTTTGTTGGCTACCTTCCCGGGGTTTATCATGTACCGCTTCATAGCTACTACCTCCCGAGAGTGGATGAGCCGCGACCACTCTGTGTGGTACGGCGCTGCGCGAGCTTGTTTTTCTTCAGCTTGTCGTTACGCTCTTCTTCCTTGCGCAGGTCTTCTGCGAGCTTGTCGTCATACTCATTTGGCTCGTCTTCAAACCGGTCTCCCGGCTTGTGCTTCTCAACCAGCGGCTTCACAATCGCGCCTTCTGGTAATGGATCATCGAGACTTTCAATCTCAACCAGCAGCGATAGATTGTTGTTCGTGCTCGTCTTCTTCATCGCACGAACAAGACCAACTGACTTGTTGATTTCCCGTGCTTCGAACAGTTGAAGTAGGTCAATCTTTTCACCGGGCTGAAGTGCCAGTCCCTCCCCGTCCTGCCCGGCAGATCGAAGGTCAGGGATAATCAAAAGGCCCCCAGAGGTGTTCGCCACGAAACGAACACGTGGTCGTTTGGACCCCGCAAGCGCTGCAGGATCAGCGGCGTCGTCGCCAAGTCCCGGCATCAAGTAGTCGACCGGGATTTCGACCGGGTTGGGGATGTTGTCAAGTTTCACATGTGCGAACCCCTTCTCGAGGTGCACTCGGTAAATCTTACCCTTCATCCCACGGAAGGCTTCGGACTTCTCATCACCACCCAGAACAACAATGTCATCACCATCGTTCAAGCTGGTCGGTACTGTGGTCGCTGCCAAGCGATCCTCGGTTTTGGAAGCGGAAGTCTCCACGCTTTCCACGGCCTCATCCGTCGTTTCAACGGTCTGAGTCTGATCGTCTTTACCCTGCAATGGCCTATCTCCTTTTGAACGCATTATGAGAAAAAGTGGGTCGGGCCTGCGTTCAACAACCCGACCCACTTAACTGAGTTCACAATGGAACCAATACCAGCCTGCTTACGCAGTGCTGTCGAAGGTACCCTTGTTGACACCACGGGCGTTGATGATCGCCATGCCAAGATACTCGTACCCGGTGAAGCCGAGCAGGAGGTTGTCAGGATCATCAGCCGGGATGGCTTCGAAGTCCTTACGGATCGGCATCCATGCCAGCCATTCCGGCCCAGCAGTCGGATAGAACGTACCAGCGGTGAGCTGGTCGCTGATCCAGAGCTTCGCGCCCCAGATGGAACCGATGTAACCGGTCTGGCGAACTTCCTGACGTGCCACTTCGTCGAGATCAAGATAGCTCCAGCGGCGAATGCCCTGAATACCGTATGCGGTCATCAGAACGTTCTCGACCACCAGACGGTTGGCCTCAATCGGAGTGAACGCCATTGCCAGCGCGTCCTTCGTGAGCTTCGTGGCTACGGATGTCGCCGTGTAGTAGGTGCTGTATGCGCTTTCGAAGAGCCCGAACATGTAGAGGTCTTCGCGGAGCATCATGGACTGTTCCAGACGATCCTTGGTGCGCTTCATCACCTGATACAGACGACTGTAGAGTTCCGAGTACGGAATCTTCGGACGTGCCACAATCTCAAACGGTTCCAGCGTTACGCGGTCGACTTCGATCTCGATGAATCGAGTGGTACCGTTGTGGCCAATGATGGCTGCCGTGAACTCTTCGACATCGCTGTCGTAGATCATTGGCATTCCATCCGCCCACGGTTCAACCACGGCGAACTTACGTCCAATACCCTCATAGTCCAACTTCTGACGGACCGGGCTGGACAGGTTTGCGGCGATCTTTGCCAGACCTGCTGAGGTCGACATGGCCGCTCGAAGGGTCTGCTCCTTCTTCGCAATCTTCTGCAGTGTGGCTTCACGGGACATGTGGCCTCCGCGAGCTGGCTGCTGAATGTTGCGAGTCGTACGGGAGGCAGCACCCTTGTTCTGCTTGTTCAGCTTATCGAACACGGTGAATTACCTCCCTCAGTAGAACAGTACCGTCAGGTACGTGGTACCGACCTCGAGGACAGTGCCTCGTACGATACCCGAACCCGGGTCTGTTAGTGTCCATTTGCCAGTGGCCGCAACGTACAATGGGGAACCAACCGCCCACGAATCACCTGCCGTGTAGGGAAGTGCGTCCGCGTAGGTTGTCTGTGCAGAACTCGTCGTACCTGACGTGAACTGACAGATGAGTGTTCCGGAGTAGAACGTTGCCTTGTGAGTTGCTGCAGTCCTCCCGGCGAAGTCGCGAAGCTTGGAGTTCGCGAAAATGCCGACGTAGGCGCTCGGTGTACCGGTGGAAAGGTCGCTGGTGCAAAGGTCCAGCGTGCCGCCAGTGGTCATCTTGGCGGGGGAACCACCGTAATACTCGGTTACGCCCGAGGAGACAGTGAACTCACCATTTTTCAGGCCACCGATTTCAAGTGCTCGTCCCAGCATCGGTGTGAGTCTCCGTTACAAGTGAAAGTTAAACTCTCTGCTGCCGATCAGTCGAAGAATTCTGGGCTGTCCAGTGAGCAGTCGTCTGGCTGGCTGCCTCTGAACGTTGATTCCCGAGCCCTCAGGCCCCGATTTGCCTGTTCCTTGTTGGCCCGGCTGACCATACGCGACTGTCGCCTGTGCTCGCCATCAGTTGCTCGAGCTCCGCTGTAGTTCGGCGCGTTGTCAACCATGTTCTTCGCATTCTTGAAAGTAGTCTCGTCCATCTCGACTAGTGCCTTGAGCTCGGCAGCTTTCTTGCTCGGATGAATTAGACCTTTACGTAGCTGAGTGGCAACAACCTTCTCAGCTTCAAGTTTTCTCAGTTTCGAGTCCTTGACCTTACCTTCCTTCTCAAGGTCGCTCACCTTGGAGGAAAGCCCGGCCAGCTTGCGCTTGGACTCAGTGGTACCGGCTTTGCCGCGTTTCTTCGGTGCGGCGGTCCCGTTGCCGTTCTGACGTGACTGATGGAGACGACCGAGACGACGAAGTCGAGCTGCGCGTGACTTCTTTTCGTCATCGTCATCTTCCTTCTTGCCGTCGTCCTTCTTGGCATCCTCGTCATCTGCTGCCTTACGCTTCTGCGGTGTTGGCAGCTTTCCATTGGTCGCTGACTTGGATGCTTCCCGGGTTGGGCGGGTGCCGTAGATTGCGTATACACCGTCGCCGTCAAACACACGGAATCCAGCTTCTTCCAGTTTGGCAGTGATGCCATTGACGATGTCGTTGGAAACCTCTCCACGTTTTTCATCGTCGTACTCACCCCACTGCGCCAGCACCCCAGTGACGTCAATGCCGTACGACGCAGCTTCCGCCATGATCACAGATGTGAACTCTGGGGTATCGTGAAGCGATGACATCAGGTACGTGGTCGGTTCCGCACCCTCAGGTGGCATACCTGAATCGTCCCATTCCCAGTCCGCAGTTGCGATCTTCGGTTTCGGATGGCGAACTGCGCTCACGCGACGTTCCTTCTTCAACCCCATCACCGGATTATCGTTGACGTCGTCCGTGCCCTTCTGGAGCTTCGCTTCATCGTCAGCGGCGTGCGGGGGATCAGACTTACCAAGATCGGAACCGTCGGCCTTGCCTTCTTGCGCGTTCGTGGGCTCGGCGTCCTTGTTCTTACCACCTAGGTCGCCCTCTTGACCAGCGTCCGGCTTGGCGTCTGTGTTTCCACCACCAAGTGGGCCGTCCTGAGTGTCTTCCGGCTTGTCAGCGGCCTGCCGCTTACGCAACTTCAGCGGCTTTTTCGATGCCTTCTTGCCGTCATCGTCATCATCGTCATCATCGTCATCATCATCAGACGCGGCTGTAGTTTCATCCCAGTCATCGTCGTCGGTGAAGTTGAAGTCATCGTCGCTGCGCGTTTCATCTGCGGCTTTCTTAGACGCGGTCAGTGCATTCTTAATGTCGTCGTCGGTAAGCCCAGCGCCATGCATTCCTGTGCTCCAAATCCAGATGAGTGATGGGTCGTTGTCATCGTATTCAACCCAGCCACCCTTGACACCAATCTCACGAAGTCGCTTCTTGATCTCCGACTTCGACGTCAGAGTCGTGTTGTACCCGTTGGCACTTGCCATTCTACGGACCTTCATCTTGCTGCTCCTCGACGTGGCATGGCCTCCATCGGCCTGCGCAGTGAATGGAAGAGAATTTTCACTAATATCCGATATATCGATGCCAAGCTGAGAAGCGGCTTCCTGCCTCGCTTCGTCGTATGTATAACCTTGGCCCATCAGTTCTGTTATCTTGTTAATGACTTCGGCAGCGTCCGCGCTGGTCTTCCTCCCATTGGCGGCGTCAGCGTCAATCACATCTTCATCAATATCATCGTCTTCGCTTGCCCCATCTGGGGTTGGACCACCTGTATCTTCTGAGTCCTCGCGGAATTCATCGATGGCGTTTTCAACGTCTGGTGGGGCTTCGCCAATGGTCGGGAGCTTTTCAATCCCTGTGCGAAGAATGGACTCACCAAGAGACGCTACCTTGTGCCGGTTAGCAGCGGAGGTGTCTTTGGCGTCGATGGAGGAGTCGATGGCGGTAACGTGGTCACGGAGCTTATTGGCAACGGATGCCTTCCGTGGTCCCTTCACCAACTTGTCTGCAACTAAGTCAAAAACGTCCTGCATGAGAACAGCTCCTCTCTGTGGTCCTCTAACTCAATGATAGGATTGAGCTACGGTCATGAGGACTCAGATGAAGAGCTGCATCTTACTTCAAGTGGAGATGTAGTTATTGAATATCTCTTACTCTACAAGTACAACCATAAGGTCGCGTTCGTTGAAGTCGGACTTCAACAACTCCAAGAACTGCGGATCGGATGGGTCATCAATATGTGCCGTGGCAACAAAGCCAGACGTCCCACGCCGGTTGTACAGAATATCGTACCCGTCACTTGAATGGAACCTGACCACGTAGTCGGGTTCTATCCCATCAATCGTAATCGAGTCAGCGGTCCGGTCATCCTCGGACTTGAGTACTGCACATACCCTCTGCATAGGCCCCTCGTTGCTGCGTAGTGAATAGTTGGTCTGTGACCACCTTAACATCATCTTCCTGAAACGGCTGAGGGTACACTCCCTCACCGTCAAATTGAATCCATAGTAAAGTCACTGACCTCTTTCGAATCCGAATCTTCTTTGAGTCCACAACAAAGCCCTCGGCCCCGTTTCGAACTTCGAAGCTCACCCCACTATCAGTCACCGATCTTCGGTTACCGACCCGGGATTGAAATTGTACTCGGTCTCCGTCAGCCATTATATGAGATCTCGGCGTTTAAGTGCCTCGTTGACCTTCCTACCAATGTACTCTTTCATCTTCTGTTCCCAACACTCCTTGAGGCTGGCTGGCCCGGGGAAGGCGTAGGGCGTAGGCTTTGCGTCACACCAGTAACGCCACGCAGTGCGTCGGCGCTCGCTGTCGGACGGTTCGCGGTGCTGCATCCCGTGAGCTTCATGAGTCGGGTCGTTACGAATACGCCAGTACTCGTCCTTGATATCGGTGTAAGCCTTCTGCTGCGCAGCGTTCGGTATCGGATGGTCCTTCCGCCACTTGTTCTCCAGTCGACTCCAAGCCCGGACAGCCACCAACGCGGTCTCCATCGGCCACCCCTTCTCATCCATCACACGCTGGACCCGCTTTACCTCCTGTGGGTTAACGTACGCACGCTTGGCCAGCGTCCAACGATCTTGATCTTCTGGGGCAAGGGCGAGGGAATGGTTCTCGTAACATTCACAACCAACAACCATCAGTATGTTGCATTTGTCATGCTGAATGTAGTAGTGGTTTTTAATACGTGCGCCGCAGAGCTGGCATGCTTCTTCACCAATCCCAAATCGGGTGCTTACGGGCTTGTACCCCTTGGGAATCTTCCAGCAGATGGTTGGAGGATCACCTACACTCATATAGAAGCTGCATGGTGTCCATTCCGATGAGGACGTGTTGAGCTCGGAGAAAGTATCGCCCTGTCGACGTTGATACGCCGATCCCTGCTTCTTCTTAACGCCCGGTATTGTTAGCTGTTGTCCTGTGTCTATCAATTCCATCTCACCAATCCTCGTCTAACTACGCACAGGTACATGATAACAATAACTTATACAGGAGTCAAGACTTATCCGAGTCCGGGGGTTCTCTCCACCTCTTCCCGGTTCGGTAGTCTCGCCCCACCTCTTCCTCGGCGATCATTCGAATCTTTCCGTGCGGATAAACCATAGTTGACGACCGGTTTACCCGTTGGATATGATTAATAACCTGTTGAATGTGGGCTTCATGACGTTCAGCTGGGTGTCGGCCTTCACACACCTTTCGATGGGATACGGTACCAAACCCGTGAGTTTGCATCCCGCAAAATAGGCACTTGAACGCTGTCATCTCCCTCTCCAATCTGCTCCGGTAATACAACATCTACAGCTACTCAAACTGTACGACGGTCTCTTTTGGTTGGACGTAGGATGTGTGCGTAACCTCTGCGGATGTTGCACACTGTACAATAACAAAGATACCGACTGCGACTACGAGTACCAAGAACCCCTTACCACCATTCGACCAGTGGATCTTCATGTTGATCTCCTCAGATCGACTCGAGTATACGAACAAACTCGGCCTTGTCCTTCTTGGACGTTATGCTCGAGTGAATTGCCCGGAGTGTTGACGCAAGACGTCTGGAGTCCTGACGTCCAATGCGGCTGGCCACTACCTGAAGAATCTTAGCACTGACATCCGCACCCTGCGACCCGGGATAGCCATTCCACTCTTCGGGCATAATGAGACTGTCCTCAAAGAAGGCCAAGCCAAAGCAACGCTCAAAGGACCGTACCTTTCCACCAGACACCGGGTGATCAAACTCGACGCCCTTGTTAATGCCGAACGCACCGATGTGCTCGCAGTACGGGGTTACGTCTGGGTCAGTTGTCTGGTGACCGCACACGTTACATTCAGAGAACTGGATCATCGTCCCCATTGACGTGTCGGTAATCCCACCGTCAAGGATGGCTTCGACGGCGTTTGGATAAAGACCGTCCAGCGCTTCCTTCTCAATGGCCCATACATTTTCGACCCAGTTACCAACAACCTGATCTCCTTCATCGAGACTGGTAAGCCCCGTGAACGGTGTCAGCACTGGTGACTCGGACCCTTTCTTGGAGGCCAGTTCTCGAGCAGCCTTTGAAATCACAGCTGATGGAATGTAGGCAGAGTCTACAACCATCCCAATATCCAAACTTGGGTCGTGGTCGATGTCAATCATCTGCCCGGGGAAGGTACTGTGAGAACGTAGGAGTTCCACACCCGGGAAACCGTCAAAGTTCTGGTTCGGTCCCCACAGCTCTTCGGCACTGATCGATCTGTTTCTGACGTACAAGTACTGGTCAGGGTTCAGCTTAATCCCGCGAGACGACGCGAGACGTTTCTGTACCGACTCTGTTGTGCGACCGGCGAGAACAATCTTCTCGGGGTTCCGCGCAACCTGAACCATCTTTGATACGCCGTGCTTAACAAACATGAGTTAATCTCCTCGTAGTCATGGAATGATAGGATCACCCCACCCTACGGTAGACCGATACAATCCAATCGATTTGAACTGTCGGAATCACCGATGGAGCCCGGGAAATATCACGAGCAAGCTCAAAGTTTCCAACTTCAGACATGAGATCGAGAAGTAAATCCCCGGACCCATTAGCATCTTCAATACGAAGACCGTCTTCAGTCACGACGAAGTTCCATTGATGCAGACCATTGTATTCAACTCGCTTACCCTCGTTCTCGTGGTGAATTAGAACAAGGTATCCGCAACTACACACCCGGGAAGCACACGCCTTAATCGCAGCGGGGGCGTCCTCAGCGTGGTCCAGTGCGTTACGTGAGTGAACAATGTGGTAGTTATCAAACGGAAGTTGTGCGGTGAGAAGATCTTCGGCACGAAGTGGTAGCATTGCTATACGACTCGGAATGTCATGGCGAGCCAGTAATTGTTGGTACTTTTCAGCCAGTGGGTCGATACCAACAACAGCGACAGGTTCGTTCTTGTGCCGGTTGGGGACAATTGAAATAGGACCACACCCAACATCCAAAATACGAGCCTGATGGATACAATCTTCCCGAATACCAAGTGAAGCGGTGAGTAACTTATCCATCCGAAAATATGTAGACAGATCACGGCCCGAGGTCATACGCATCTCGTAGTCAACCTTGGCCCAGTCACGGCGACCAACCCGCATCCATTCATCCCAGAACGCGAGCTCGTCTGCAATTAGTTCTTCACTCCACTTCGTCTAGTGTCTCCCTTGGGAACTTAAATCTGGCATCCTTCTTGGCCTGCACCGCCGCCTTGTCCGCCATTTCATTACCGGTTATACCTCGGTGGCCACGGACATGAGTCCACCTCACGTCTGGACCATCTAAGTCAAACAGCTCATGCCAGAGATCGAGATTCTTTACATCCTCGTCGGAGGTTGTTTTCCACCCACACTCCTTCCAGACATAAATCCAGTCCGTAATGCCAAGCACAACGTACTTACTGTCTGAGATGACTTCAATGACCCCGGAGGACACCAGAGACCGTGCTTTGCGAAGACCTTCAATGGCTGCTGTCATCTCAGCCGTTTGATTCGTGGCCGGGTACATCGGTCCGGATAAAACTTGTGGAGCTTTCTGGGGCTGAAAAACTACGGCACCCCACCCCCCGTACCCAACTTTGTCATTTGCCCCGTCAACATAAACTCGAATGCACGGCTTCCCTTTGAGTCTTTTTCTGGGGCCGAGCTTACGTAGTAGCATCAGGCAGTTCCGGAACGTCAAGGTTAACCAACGCAGCTCGAAGTGCCGACGCCAGCTTAACATCATCAGCTGATGACTCCAGAAACCCGCTTACATCTAGTGGGTCGACGACGACGATCTCCACATGGACACCGTCAAGTTTACCGTCGTTCACTACAATGGCGTCGTTATCATCCGTAACCGGACTGATGATCACGTCGCCACCACACTCGTTCACAAGCCGCTCAAAGAGTTCGTGCCACTTCCCACGATGCACCCCAGCCGTTCGATTTAACACCAACAACGATTCATGATACCGTTGTGAACTGAAATACTCCTCGCGCTCCGTCATCAACTCCTCCGTTTACGGATTTTAGAATAAGGTGAGTAAGTCACCCTCGCAACTTCCGCTGCTGGATGATATCCTCTTCGGTTGGAAAGTTAATCTCCTTCCGCTCTTCGGCGGTCAGATACCGAGCACCGAGCCAGCGGCACACATAGTCAACAATACTCGTGGCTATCGGAATCTCGCCTTGATTGTCGGTCATTCCCTGTGGTTCAAATCGAGAGAACAGCCCCTTTGAAATAATCGCCTTGAGTGGAACACCATACTGCAAAGATATGGAAAGCACAGTCGCCCACGAGTCATAAGCACCTGACAGCGCGGTCCCCTCCTTGTCAATGTGAATGAATACCTCACCGAGACTACCGTCTTCATAAAGACCAGCAACGATAGACCCGGCAACACCACCAATATTAAACTCGTGCTTTACAGATTCACGAGTATCCGGTAAGCGACGCCGGTTCATGCAACTTCCTCCCAACCGTAAGACATCACAAAGTCAAGCCGGTCGGTTCCCCGCTGACGTCGGCGAACGTCAGTGCCCTCACGAGAGCCCGCTGCATTCGTATTACCTTCGATAGTGGTAACAACACCAGACTCAATGAATTCTTCCACGAATCCAATATGAGTCCAGTCTTCACCACTACGATGAACCATAAACAATGACCCCGAAACCTGCTCAGGGATCTGAGGAAGATCGGCAAACGCACCTCGAGTCTTTGCCCATTTTGCAATTTCGTCAACCGACCACCCGGGAAGATCCCACAGTGAGTTACCAAACTTCCGCGTTCCGGTAAGATTGTACAGAGCTTGGCGAGTACAGAAAGTCACAAACCCAGCACACCATGGAAAGTCCTTACCTGTATGTCCATCCATGTAAAGCGCCACCCACGGACCAGTGTTGTTGGTAAGCTCATGGGCTTTGTTTGCCAGATGCTGTCGTGCGTATTGAAGAGCAAGAGCTGGAATGGAACGGGAGTGGTGGGTCTCAACCCAGTTTGCTACAGCTTCTTCATCCTTGAGAATAGGCTGAAGTGCGTTGTACATCGGGTGGCGGAGTGCTGCCCACGTGATCTCGTCACAGATGTCGTACCCGGTGATTTTGAGCAGTGCCGCCTGCGTCGCTGGACCGAAGTCCTCGTCAATTTCAACCCACAGGTCGCGTAGACACAACCATTCCTGCATCAGCTTAACGTCGCTGCCGCTGGCTCCACGGTATAAATTCGGGGGACTTTTCAGTTCTATCATGGAGTCGTACATCAACCGACCTCCTTCTGTGCCTTCTTGGCCTTGCTTTCTTGTATGGTCATAAAGCTCTGGTAAACATCAGCCCACGCTTTTGACCCACCACTACAGAATAACCCAGTGATAGTCTTCCCAATCAGAGTCGACTCACTTGCGTACATCATTGCAAAGATGTCAAACCCTGTAAGAATTGAGAAAGCTACACACGTACCCATTGTCGTGTACAAGCGAAGGTCGTCAAATCTGACGACCTTCCTGATAGACTTCCACAGTGAAGTAACATAAATCGCGGTCAGAGTCCGCTCAATAATCAATGTCACAACAACTGCAACAAGTAATGGTTTGAATGGATCAGCACTGGTACCTGACATGTCGGGGAACACTGAACCACCTCGATTCTTAAGCAGGCTGCCCAACAAGCATGAAGCTACGATGAGCTACCCTACGCTGCCGATCCTGTGTTTCCAAGATCTTCTGTTCAAGATCCCGGGCATTTGCAGCCTGTACGTGGTCGCCGTTAACTATGGAGTAAACACATCCGGTACCCATGTACATTGGGAATCCGAGTACAGTACCAACCCGGAGACCACGCTCAAGTCCGCTGAGAATTCCGTTCTTCATGTCGAACCTCCTCAGCCGCAATGGCTGGGTTATGTCAATCTAACCCGAAGAGTGTATGAATTCAACATGAAAGTCGAAACCCAAGTCACTCGTCGGTGTGGCGCTTCTTCTTCTTGGACTGACGTTCCTCGTAGTCAGCGATGGTATCCTCCACCATCGGCATCTTCGGAAATACCTTCTTACCCCAACGCGGACGTCCCTTGGGAGTAATGACAATAGCATCTCGGACTTCAACCACACCACGTTCAAGAAGTCCGTGAATTGCGTGACGCTCGTCGTCGAGCTTCATTCCCTTGTCGAAGTCAACTTCAGCGTCCAGCGTTGCCACAATTTCCTTGAGCACGCGATACTGACGATGCCCAAGCGCGTGGGAAAGAGGACGTTCCGGGGGTGTGTTGGAAATCTCAACGTCCCCAAACTTCTCAGTGTGGACGACAATCACGTCGTCGCTGGGCGTCGAGGCAGGGGCCTTCTTCCCAGACGCGGATTCACGCTTGTTCGACTTACGACGAGACTTCTTCTGAGCCTCTTCGATCACGGGCTCTTCATCTGACTCATCGTCATCCTCGTCCGTGGTATCCTCGTCCCCGTCATCAGAGTCAGGTTCATCGTCTGTGTCATCATCCTCTTCATCGGGCGATGGGTCTTCAGCCTCCCCGGCGTCTTCGTCATCTGACTCTTCGTCATCTGACTCTTCGTCATCTGACTCTTCGTCATCTGACTCTTCGTCATCTGACTCTTCGTCATCGACCTGTGTGTCGTCAGACTCCGAAACGTCGTCCTCGTCTCCTTCATCCGCAACTTCCCACGGGGGGTCGGCGTTGAAGTTGTCCTTGTACTCGTCGGCCAGCATTGCAAGCTGATCTTCGTCTCCACCAACCTCATCAAGGATGGCTTCACGGTCACCGTTCACAATGTATCCAGCCAGTGTGTTGGCTTCCTTCGACTTCATCTCAAAGGTATCAACCAACCACTTCTTCAATTCCTTCATTCTCGGCATAACAAATCCTCTCGGTTAACGCCGTACCTGTTGATTGCCATTATAATACATGGCAACAGATAAATCAACATCATAGTGCGTTAAAGAGCCACTAAGATGCCAATTGTTAAGTTTCCGTGGGGCTCTGACAATAATGCAGTCCGCCACCCAGCACTCACAAGTAAGTTCTCGGAAAAAGGAAGGTGAGTGGACACGTTGTAGGCTATTGAGACTGAAAGTGAGTGTGAGTCATCTGCGTTCGTGGTAAGTGACAGCACAGGAGCTCGCAATAAATAACCATCGTTCCCCAGAAGAGCGGAGATGATGGAAAGACCTATACCACCCTCCAATTGTCCAATACCGTTAGTCACCAACATTGCGCGCGGGTTCCACCAATCAACCCAGTCCAACGGCTCCTTGGCGTGAACCGACTCAACGACATAGTCACCTAAGTAACGTCGGACCTTTGGGTCCCGTTCGGACTGCACCCACACTGAGTAAATCGTACGCTCGTTACCTGAGTCATCCATAGATCGAATTCGGACGTCACCTACTCGCATCGTAAAGTGGTAAAGAATCGAGTCGCCCTCAGTCTGGATAGTCACCCACGGGTCAGTAAATGATCCAACTCCCCCACCCGCGATATCCACAAGCCCGGAACCAACATCAATACCAACAACGTCCTCCCGATCACGTAAAGAATCAACGTGGGCGCGGAGGCCGGAGTTACTACCAAGCAACGCGTCCACCCGGTCGAGTGCGTCGTCAAGCGCCCGTTCCTTTGTGGTGTTCAGGGTCTGTGCCTGCGACAGCTCATCGCTTAGACGCTGGTGCTCAACAACCATATCCCTGTTGCGGTTCGACACAGTGTCAAACCGGGTCTGCAGATCTTCGTATGACTTGCGCAGAGGATTCAATTCGTAAACGAGGTCACCCAGTCCACGAAGAATCGCCGGACCAGCTGTTGGTACCAGTATGGCAAGGATGACAACGACTACAGGTATCCGCCACTTCTTTGGCATCTTCATTGATCTAGTCTCCGGTGATGGATCGTATGATGAATATCAACAATGTGACGGTGGAATGCAAGAGATGAGGAACTACATCCTGAATGCGGATGGATCTCCGCGCTGGATTGAGTTAAGAAGATCGATGTAGGTAGAATGAGTCGACTTTTCTTCCCAGTGACGTTCAGATGTGGTCAAATGCGAGAAATCTAAACTGGTTCCAACAAATTCACACAGATTATCTCTCATTCCGTGGTCATCGTGTATAAGAACGTCAAAGTCAACCAACATGAACGGAACATCGGTACCGTCCCGCACAAGGCCGAGAGCAGCCGAGATGAACAGTTCCCAGAGCTCAAAGGAGTCATGCACACTCATGGAATCCCGCTTAGCCAGTGACCGGGCAACAGACTCTGGAGATCGAATGCAGCATATAAACTTACCTTCACGAGCGGCTGGGGTTAGACGATGAAGATGGTGGAAACCAATACTCAACCGGGGATCTTTAAACACACCACGATCACCAATTGACTCTATATACTGTGCTACCTCAACGTCAAGTGGCTCGATTCCTAGATAGGGAACCTTACCCCAGCTCGACGCGCCTCGTTCGAGACGGGAGATTACATTGATGTCAAAGCTGACGATGTTCGAGTTCTCAAATAACCCGAGACTGTTGCCCCACTTCTCACCACCAATGACGTCAGAATCTGGACCGGGGGTGAACCCGGATTTTACAAGACACCCGGTAAGTGCTGAAGTTCCGCACCGGTGCATTCCGCCTATAAATAACGCCATGCTTTATCCACCATTAACCTGCAAAGCCATTACCCTCACCTAGATCTTCCACATCCTTTGGGTCCGAATCTACGGTAAGATCGTCTTCACGCATGGCAAGTCCAGCCGCCTGAAGACATCCCTTGGTACTTATGGTCTCGTCGTAGACTTGTAAACCGGGAAGTGTGGTCAATTGTGTATGTTGATCTGAACTGATCGCACTTGGGTGAGCTGCGGATATGTAGTGAGTTACAATACCGGGTGGAGTTAGAAGCTCAGTGGTAAATGAGTTAATACCTGCAATAGCGCGAGCCTCGGTAACTCGTCCACTTGGGACAATGTACTTTATCCGGTCAGTTATATTCATGATGGTATCTTCTCCAGTCCCCACGCAGCAACATCAGCAACTTGACTGACGTCGTGGGCGGAGGTACATGCAAGAATCACACCAATATAACCGTTTCCGTACAGATAAGAGCCATCAAAGCCACCAATAGCTGTCGCGGCAAACGGAGTACCATTACCAGCATTATCTCGAGCAATCTCCACACCATCTTCATACCAAATCAGAGGACTACCAACCCCCGTATAAACCATAGTCTCCATTTGCCAGTTATTATTGGTAAATCCAGCAAGGTCAGCTGACCGATTACTGATAGTGTTAACTTGTGTTCTGATGTAACTACCAATATTGCTCATATCATAGGAATGGGGACCTCCGTAAGTACCTAAAGTCATAAACCCACTGACATGATTCACAAGTCGATAAAGAGTAATCGGAGGTACCGCCCCAAGTGTGGAACTCAGGTAAAGGATGTCATTTACGTCATCTAAGTACATATAGTTAGATTCATCCCACGTCGGTCTTGCTAGACCCGTAGCAGTTGCGTAGGGACCGTCAGTGAATGGATCAACTCGATCAACAGAAATGTTGTCAAGTGTAAGATAGTCCGGGATTGTTACGTCAATGCCCCACGCAAGTGAGCCATCTGTAATTGGAGGAGGAATCCAAATACCGCTCGGAGTCCGGTTCCACCCGGAGCGATTCCCGGGGAACCGATTACCATCAAGTCTATTTCCACCCTTCAGGAGATGCACGGGTCAACCCCTACGAGATACAAGAGTACCGGTAACAGCCAAGGTCTCACCACCGCTAAATGATAGCTTGACCGCGAGTTTCCACCCGTCTGGTATGATTGGAAGCACATCAGCTGACTTGGTTGGATCGTAAAAGATGAGATGATAGCCCTGCCCCGACGTCGGCTCCCACCCAACACTACTGTTGAGTGTGTTGATATTGGTATAGGAAGTGTCTCCGCTTATAGCGTCTCGTGACTCAAGATAAAGACCATGATTCACAGGACCAGTCCAGACCTTACCGTCAGCGTCCTCAACCCACCACTCAGCGGTTACATACTGAAGTGTGGACCCGGTGATGTTCAGGAACAGCCCGTATAAACCAACGTCACCGTGAACATCAAACTTGGTGGTGAGCGGTGTTCCGGAACTCAGGTCACCCGTCATCCCAGACGTTTTCACGCCATGTAAGAAAAAGCCCTGTTCAATACCAGAATCAGCGTTCGCCGGGCTGGCGCTACCCTGAATCGCGGCACCGTACTGGTCCTTGGCCTCACGAAGGTCACTTGCTGCTGTCTGCTTCTGAGTCATGTATCACTCCATTAACGCTCAAGCTGCTGCATGGCAGCCTCAACCGCGTCACCAATTGACTCTGGTAGGATATCGTCTGCGCTGTCCTGCGCTATTGCGTACAGTTCTTCAATCAGCGCCGTTGCAGTCGCTGGGTTAAGATCGTTCGCGCCGTCAACCACGGGAGGGAACCCGGGGCGTCCAACAACGATCTCCCAGCCCTCATCGTCGGCGCGAGAAATGGCTACATACGTTCTATCCGGGAAGGTGATCTCAGCCCGCCGTGGATTCTCGCCCATGCAGACCACGTCAAACTCACCAGTGGTTCGAACAGTATCATCTTCCGAGATTGCCCGGGTCACATGAATGTCGTGTGTGGACTCCATGATCAAGTCGTCCGGAGTGATGGCAACAGCGTCCATTGTAGATGGGGTATAGAAAGACTCACCGTCGTATGAAATCTCGGCGATGACAGCCTCGGCCTGATCTTCACTAAGACCAAGTGTCTCTGCAATGCTGGCCATGATATCATCGAATGAGAATCCAAGATCGATCTGGTTGTTACCAAGCGCGATGGCTTGGTCCCACTTTCCGGTGCGCCGGAGATCGTCTTCATGGTGCTCGTACAGGAACTTGGCAACGACAACCTTCGCAGCTTCCTCAGCAACATTGGTCACATAGCTACGGACGACAGACCCGACTCGGTCGGTAACAATGACTGTAGACCGAGACTCATCAGGGCGACACAGAAACTCATGGACGTCGTGAACCGATCCGTCACGTGGGTTATGGTACTGAATACCACTTACACCAAGGTCGCCAAAAAGGGCAGAGTCGGAGGTGTCATCGATTCCTGCGGTCCGGGAGAACCCCGGAACATAGTCTTCACCACCGGACTGACTGGCATTCATCCAGTCTTCTCCACGCTCGGCGTGCTTTCGGATACCCATTCCAGCTCCGTCACAAATCTACAGTCGTTAGGGCTCAAAACACTACTGGTCGTCTGAGTCCTTGAAATATCGCGCTACTTCTTCGGGGCTCAAGCCATCATCATACCACTCGTCTAGCTCTTCCTTGAAGATCTTGTATCCGTAAAGACCACCCGGCATCATCCACTCACCCATCCCAAAAAACTCCTGTGACCCGGGGTACTTTGTTTCATAAATTCGAATCGCTTCTTCCAGCCACTGTCTCTTACCAAGCTGCTGAGATGGTTCGTCTTGGTCACCAGATTGATCACTCACGTCCTCGTCTGGAAATTCAATGGTATCATACCCATTAAAAAACGTTACCACCTGATCATCAGATAGACTTGGCTTACTGTCAATCCACTCTTTCCATGATGCTGCGTCTGACTCCTCAAACTGAGGGAAGACGTTCATGTGGTCTTCAACTGCAATACCAGTCCACTTTGAAATAATCTCAATGAAATCCGATGTCTTGTCATTGAGCAAATGGTAAATCGCAGGGAAGTCTGCATTTTCCCCAGTCAGCTCGTAAGGATCAATCTCTTTGTAAGCATACTCTTGCCCCCACACCTCACCAATAATAAAGGGCTCAGTGTGTCCGGTCATCTTAGCAATGGTGTCTACGACGTCACTGGACGTGAATCCGTAGGCTATGACACGTTGCCGAACCGACCTCCGAGCAGTAAGTGCATCAATCACCATCTGCACATGCTCGGTAATCTTAGACCCGTAGTCGTCCCGGATGTTCGTAACCGCCATCTCGACGTCTTCCGATCCACCGTAGTCGTCGGTCAGATCTTCCCAAAGCTGGGGGTCCGACTTCTCGATGCTATCAATCGTCTGCTTGACGTTCTCGTCATCCCCGGACTCACCCGCGTCTTGCAGTGTTTCAGTAATGACACGTTTCAGTGCGTCCGTGAACTCGGTGTTCAGAAGGTCGGCGTGCTTCTGAGCCCTCGTACTAAATAAAGTTCCGAGTTCCTCACTACTCAGATACCATTGCTGTGACTCACTGGTATCAACAAAGGTAACGTCTACGTCAAACATCCCAGATGGACCGTCCTCTGCTCCACCAGACATATCTTCAGAGATATTGTCAACCCTGACCTTATCCTGCTGACCGGGGTTATCCGGGTCGGTAACGAGGTACGTTTCCCCAATATTAACCCCACGACGCTTGCTGGCGGGACGGACTCCAAACTTAGCCTCCCACCAATCCTGAACCAGTGGCTTGATGGTGTCCGTATCACTCGATAAGTGCTGCTTGATGTGGGAAACAAGTGCTGTCAACAAGTAGTCCTTTGCTCCCATATCTTCAACATCCTGACTGAACTCATCGGCGAGTTGGAATACACTGTCCTTAAGATCATCCTGCGCACGTTTCTGCTTCTTGGCGGTACGCTGCACCTGATCTTGGACCACAGCCTTCTCGCGGTCGACAGTGCCTACCATTCCCTGAGCAACCCGCTGGTCGCGGTAAGGACCGGAGATGGAGTCTGACTGAACGGTGTATGTAACGGTCGGGGTGTTGGCAGTGATCTTTGAATTCCGTGATCCCGGTCTGGGTGCGGTGTAGGAGTCTGGACGTGTTCCCGCCCAGCGGCCACGGTTACCGGCACGGCCCTCAACCCAGAGTTGGACCTTACGGGCTGCGTCGTCGGCGTCATTGGCGGTTACGTAAACGTCGATCCACTCGCCCATGAAGTCGTCGTCGCCGTAGTGCATGGAACAGGGGACGTGGAATGTGGAGTTCGTTTCTGCAACGGATGCCCGTTTCTTCTCAGACTGCTTAGAATCCACATGTTGAAACCCACCTCGAATCAGGAAGGTGGTCGACGGTGTTTCTCCAAATCCGAGCATGTCTGTGTCAGCAACGTAAGGATGCTCTTCCTCAACTTCCCAACCGAGATTCTGGAGTACGTTCTTCAATTCAGGAATCGCCGAGTCGATGATGGTGAGATCGACCTTGTCTCCCTCTTGCTCAGCCACAAACGCCAAGATACCTACGTCCTCAAGCTCGTCTTCAAGAGTACTTGCGTCTGCCGTTGCTCGCTTCGTCGTAGCTGCTCGCTTCGACACTCTCTCCCAGTTACCAGCTTCCTCGAAACCTTCAGGGAAAAACTCAACCACAATACCGCGAGAGGGGATAGTTACCCAAAAGCCGTCTAAGTTATTCGAAGATGAGTCAATAACCCCGTGCTCACCGGGGGTGACATTCGCATACTCACCGTCAACGTCGGTCTGGAGCTCCATCTCAGCCTTGAACTCGATCTTGTCGCCAACGGAAAGACTTGGAACAAGTGGTTCTTCTAAGTCATCGAACCCACCTGCAGATACGGTACGTGGGGTTGAGTCGGTAAGTAAATCACTGAGTTTTGTTACGGGCGACATGCTCTATCTCCTCATCACATGACTTTCATCTTAATTGTAGGGTGCAAATTTCTGAAAAGGGACGGGGAGTTCAGATACCACTACACCCCGTGTCCGTTCCACAGTTCGGGCACCGGTGGCATGCTCCGTTTGGAACCATTATAGTTCCACACCCACCACACACAGGGCCTGCGTCTGCGGAAACCATAGCCGGAACCGACTGGATGGGTTCCATGGAAACGTTGTGCATCGTTACGTTCGGCATTGCTGGACGAGACGCAGCAAACGATACGTTTTTAAATTCACCGTTACCGTTACCATTTCCGACAAGGTACTCTTCCGGTAACTCTTGGAAGGTGTGCATCTCCGGTACTTCAACTGGTGGGTTGTATGTCAGGTACAGCCACTTGAAAATGTAATCTATAATACTGTCGGCTTCCTTGATGTCTTGGTTGGGGGTAAATCCATGCGGCTCAAATCTCATACCAGTAAATCGGTCTACAAAGGTCTGCAATGGAATACCATGCTGGAACCCCAACGTAACCGCAGCGGCAAAGGCGTCAAGCAGCCCAGACAACGTTGACCCCTCCTTCGATATCACAACCATCAACGAAGATGGGAGACCGTCCGGATACTTACTCACCGACACGTACCCCTCGTGCCCGGAAACGTTGAACTTGTGCGTGATTGCCTTGGCGTCCCCGATAACCGGACGTGGTAGTGGAATGACAACTTCGTACTCCGGAGTTGCGTCATCACCCTCGCTCTTCGACGCGTAGGGCTGAATTGCCTTACACCCGTCACGATAAATGGACATCACCTTGATGCCCATTTCCCAGCCCTTCCAGTACACCTCTTCGATGTCCTCGACCGTGGCCGTATTTGGCATGTTGATAGTCTTCGAAACCGCTCCAGATAGGAAAGGTTGCACAGCTGCGACCATCTTCACATGGTCCATGTAGTGGATACTGCGCTCCCCGTTAAGCGGGGGAATGGAACAATCGAATACTGGCAGGTGGTCATCCTTCAAATCTGGGCAGTTCTCGATGGTACCGTTGTCCGTCACGTAGTTAGCAATACTCGCAACGGCATCGTCATCGTATCCGAGTGTGCGGAGGGCCTCGGGAACCAACCGGTTAACCATCTTCATCTCGCCGCCACCCACCAGACGTTTGAACTTAACAAGACCGAACTCCGGTTCAATGCCGGTGGTGTCAGCGTCCATCATAAACGCAATAGTGTTGTGGCTCACAAACCCAGATACAACATAGGTGTTATTCATCGGGACTGAAAGGTCAACGGTCTTTTGAATACCAGCTTGGGTATTGGAAACTACAACATCGAAGTATACATCTCCGAGACTCAAAATCGCTGCGATTTTAGTTTTTCTTAGCTGCGGGTACTTACTTATCTTATCCCTTGCCCATAGTAGATTTATCGCCGCAGTTTTTCTTACTGCAATGTCCTGCCTTACTTCACTTGGAAGACCAACAGACGCATCATAAAAGTCTTGCTGTATCACTGCATTCCTTATTGATATCCCGTGAGATTCATCGCCTGTACTGGTCGAAAGTCCGTCAGTGAGTCGGATTTTCTTCCTAGATGAAATAAATCCTATCTTATCAGCGTACACCCGTGCCGATCTTACGTTTGCCACACGAACTTCGTACCGCTGCTTATCACCAAATCTATCTCCACTTTCTGGCTGTTGCCTCCGTGTAGTCATAATACCCAGAGACTCTAAAACAACCTGAACCTGATTAACAAGAACAGGACTCACTGTTGAAAACGCTACGCTAGGAGTTCCTTTCACCAATGTTACTGTACCATCAGCGTCAAATAACCCACGGATGAAGGCACAAACAACACTTGTGCGAGACTTAAGAATGGAAATGGGTATTGATGCACCAAACGCCCCCTCCCCGTGGTTTCCTCTTGGTTTATCTGCAAGCCTGTTTGACTTAAGCCAGCGGACTAGTCTCCGAGATGGAATCGTTACAGTATGACAGCCTGATCGTTCTTCAGACTGTATATGAACTCCAATACTTTCTGCCCATGACTCAAAAACTGAGTCTATATCTCTGTTATTATTAGGCACGGTAAGACAAAGACCATAGTTATCCTTAGTGTATCCATTGCCAACATAGTAACCAATGACCTCAGCCAGACGTTCATCAAGGACGTCTGGAAAAGTAATAGAAGATTCATTTCCATGTACTGGTGTTGAATCACCATGAAGAACTGTATAGGGCTTATCCATCAAAAGTTCTTCATGCCCACCAAGCCTGAAAACCGCGAGATCGCCCGGCTTGATATCTTGGAACTTCCTCCACACATACTCACCACATTCATCAATAATACGAATCTTGTGGCCGTAAGTACCTACTAGCGCATGCCCACGCTTCGTGGTAATTTCCATCACGTGGTCTTCTCCGTTAATGAAAAACTGAGAAGACTTCTCTACCGACTTCTCCTGCATGATATTAAGATCAAGGTCCTGCCACTTATCACCGTTTACGTCTCCAAGTACTCCCAGCGGAAGAATACCAGCAGATGACAATAACATAGTATCCGTAGCCAAACAGCCTGTAGGAGCCAGCAGCGTAAGCTGACCATTTCGAATCCCAGCCCCATGGGCAATAGAATTGCATACGTCAGCAAGGATGGTATTTGCCATGTCATATATCGGAGCAGTAAATCCATCAAGATCAAGGCCAAGACTCTCTGCGGCTGTCCGATGCTTTTCCATAACCCGCAAGTACGGGTCTCTATTCTCTTCAAACAGATCAAATGGTCCGAGTTCATCTGCAACCTGACAGCTCATACTGGCGGCTGACGCGTGCATCAGCGCCGTTATAGCAGCGGCAACCCGACGTCCGTCCTCTGACCCATACGGAAGGCCCAGAACCATAAGCAGCCCACCGAGGTTGGCGTAACCAAGGCCCAACGGCCTGTGTGCCTTGCTGTTCCTTGCAATCTCCTCGGTCGGGTAGTCGACATTGGCAACCATGATCTCTTGTGCAAGGATGATGAGTTCCGATGCTCTACGGAAACGGTCCACTGCAAACGCACCGTCTTCGGTCTTGTACCTGATGAGGTTATGGCTGGCAAGGTTACAGGCAGAGTTATTGATGTAGTGATACTCAGCACACGGATTACTGGCACCGAAGTAATGAGTGTTACTGACTGGGTTCCACATGTTTATCAGGGTGTCAAACTGAAGCCCCGGGTCTCCGGTCTCCCATGCGTTCTCTGCGATGGACCGGAAAAGGTCGGCTGCGTGGATCGTGTCTGACGTCTCTCCGTCGGTCACCCGTTTGAGATCCCAGTCTGACTTGTCGGCCACGGCCCGCATGAAGTCGTCTCCAACCCGAACACTGTGATTGGCATTCTGGTAGGCTACAGTTCCGTACGCATCGCCGTCAAGGCCACTACTATACCCAGCCGCTAAAAGATCACGGGCCTTCTGGTCTTCCTTGGTCTTGCACTTAATGAAGTCTACGATGTCTGGGTGATCAATGTTCAGGATGATAATCTTTGCCGCACGTCGAGTACGGCCACCCGACTTAATTACACCAGCAAAGGCGTCGTACCCCTTCATAAAGCTCACCGGGCCACTGGCCTTACCACCAGTTCCGGAAAGAGACTCGGTAGAACCACGAAGGGTGCTGAGGTTTACCCCAGCACCCGACCCGCCTTTGAATATGATTGCCTCGTCCCGGGCCAGCTTCATTATTGATTCCATGCTGTCATCAACCTCGTTGATGAAGCATGCACTGGCCTGCTGAGGACCGTCCGCACCAATATTAAACCACACCGGACTGTTGAAGGCAAAGTACTGGTTGATCAACAGCCAAGTCAGCTCATCAGAGAATGCCTCGGCGTCGTCAGCATGGAAGTAACCGCCGTGTAAACCCCACTGCGTAATGGTACTGACAACCCGATTAATAACCTGCTTGATCGACGTCTCGCGCTGGGACGTTCCGGGTTCACCACGAAAGTACTTAGAAACCGCGATGTTACTAGATTGATGTGACCACGTAATCGGAAATTCTACGTCTTCTTGCTTGAACACCGCTTCACCGTCAGCTCCGATAATCTTCGCGTCCCGCTTTTCCCATTCAATTTCGTCGTATGGATGAATGTCCGGATTGGAAAAGAGACGAGAGATACTTAACGCCATGGGACATCTCCTATGGTACAAGATTTCTCAAGTGTTGTAGATAACCGAACGTAAGACTATGATCAGCCTCCAATCAATAAGTGAGTTGCAAGAGATCCGATAATCGTTCCGATAACCGCACCCAGTGCACCAACAATTACAAACTTAGCCTTCATCGCGGACACAGCCAGTGCAAGGTCGTAAATCCTGTCTGAGTTCTTGGTTATCGACTCACGATTTGACATTATACAGAATGAGCAAGATGCTTCTACCGGCCCCGTGTGCTGCTGATATTGTTCCGGCTTTGTAAACATAACGAATGACCCCGGGAGGTTTTGCCCTATTGGACTATGAGTGATGGCCGGTTAATGAAAAATACCTGAGTGTTGGGTGCGAGCGCACGCCCAGAATGAACAACCCCCGGAATAGCATGGTACGCCGGAGAGGTGTTTGTAAGCACCTGAGAAGGGCCGTCTGGGTGCTTAATTTCTAAAGACCCCGCGTAACAGATAATCCATTCGTGAACGTCATGGTCATGATCTGGAAACTCTGCGTCTGGTGTGAGCGCCCGTGATATCCCAGCAGAGATTAGATTTTCCGGGTCATTGTACAATAGGGTTAGCGACCAGTCTCCTAACACAAATGGAACTCCTTCAACCTCGGCAGATTCAGTTCGTTGAAGATGTTCTACAATATCGGCGTCGCTTTGACAACCCATACGCAGTACATGTGATCGTTTTCGTGGTATGATACGAGCAATAGCAAGAGAAAACTTTGAAATAATATCGTTGCCCATAATATCTTTAGGCGACGACGGATGACGCAAGTCAATATTAACGCATACCCCTCCACTACCGTTCTGCATAGTCAGTCTCCGGCTACGTTACTTAAAAACTGGGCACCACCATCAGCTAGTAAAAGTTCAGGGGTAAGTCTCGTCTTGATGACAATGACACCAAGAAGCCGCCCTAACTCAGATTCGTAAATGTAAAATCTATCAATGTCAATGCGATGAATTGCAGTTGAACCAACAGGAAATGGAAACTGTGGAACGGCGGCTGGATGATGATGGACATTCCACGGAGTGATCTTATGTCTTATCCCACGCTCTTTGAGCCATTCAACAAATCGGTCGAGGTTTCCGAAGACGTCGGAATGCGAGTCACCTCTCGAAGAGCGGCTTGTAGGGTGTTGACTGTTAGGCATCTCGTACACTCTCGTTCTACCTCTATGGCAACAATATCCAGTCTCGAATGCCGTTCCCTAATGCAGAAGATTCCCTCTCCATAAAAGCCAAGGGTTATTCCACACTTTATACACTTCCACCTCTTAAGACCCTTAACCTGCTTATCATTTAACATATGCAGCCCAAGTACTGTACCAGAATGATAGACTTACACCACCAAGTATCAGCACCTTAGTAAAGCCAGCCTGTAAAATATCAAAGTTTTGGATTCAGGCTTAGCCAAAAGTCAATACAGCCTTCAGATATTAAAGTAACCTACATAAATTATTACAGTACTAACAAGTGTACCTACACAGAAAAGAATGTACTTGCCTCTCTAATGAGATCTGCAGCTTGTGCATGGGGAAAATATACGCTCCGAATTGCAGACATGATCCTGTCATTGATCGAGTATACAGATCCATCCCACAGTGGAAAGGCGAGAATTGTTTTATCAAAGCTGGATAGATCATTAACAACTACAACGTCTAGTGGATTCATCACATAAACAAACCTGATATTGTCTTCCGTCACATTATTAATGTTGTAAGTGAGATGCGTAATGTTAGCACTAATATGAACAACCAAGTCAACCAACCCGGCCCACGTGTCAAGCTGCCCCGGTTGACTTGTGTAAGCTGCTTTGTAGGAAACATCACCCGCCGACCCAATCCCCTCACTTGTAACAAAGGTCTGATTGATCACAGATGTCTGCTGACTGGTAAGATAGCGAAAGGCAATAGTACTTCCAGTTGTTCGAGCTTTGAGTGCAATGATAAACTCAGAAACCCGGTCGTAGGCAACAAGTGCCCCACCACTCTCATAGGCCATTGCATCTTCTGGATCGAGCGCTATGGCAATTGATGGCATAACCAGTCCTCAAAACTTTGTGCGAGAGCTTTCTCCCTCACCGGTACTAACTCTCGCACGGGGCGCAGGAGGTCAACGACTCGTACAGCCTGTGGGGAGAATCGCTGCATCCATGGAAATACTCACTTCTGCTTGTTACGTTTCCGGTTGGCCTTGGTCAGTTCTGGCTTGGGAATCAGGTCGAGCAGTGGTTTGCACGGCCCCCAGACAACGAAGAACCCTGCACCATACAGCGCAAGTAACTCGAAAGTAAACTTCCAGCCAGCACCCCATGGCACCGTTACAGTCAAACTTCCCGTGACAGCCTCAGCTACGGCGACTACGAGGTATGAAAAGGTCATTGCAATGATAACCCCGCGTATGGTTCCAAGCGCGTGAACCGCGTCGCTGAATAGACTAATGCCCTGTTCAAAGAAGCTGATAAGCCACGGTGGATAGTTGTCGTACCATAGTTCTTTCATCGGAAGATACAGAGACCGTTCGCTGTGATGCCAAGCGTACGAGTTAGTCCACCACTCTCTGGACAGCGGGGAGACTAGAAAGTCTCGAACCGAGTCCGGGACTCGTTTCATGAAATGGTCGCGGAGTGCGTGAATTGCACCGAGTACAATCATCACAATTCGCAGCACCCAGATAAGATGACCAAGTAAGAAATCCATCATGACTCCGCATCTTGTTCACTTAATGGTAGTTCATTATACCAGTATTCGTACGCCGTTTTCCACTGAAACTCGTCGGGGGTGTAAACTTCCCCGCGACTACACTCAAGACACGACGTACTAATCTCCCCACCCTCAAGGTAAATGTAATAGGTCTTTTCGCCACACTGCGGACACTTCGGCGTTCTTATTGGACGAGGCAGGGACTTCCATAACAACCGAAACTCAGCCTCAACCAGCTTAATCGTACGGGGGTCTTTGGAGTACTCCTCCAGCAGTTCCCGCCTCGTCCGATAGAAGGCCACGGAGTACTGAGTCCGACGCATTCCGGGTTTAATCTTCTTTGACAGGTACTTGAAAAACTTAGTGTCTCGCAGTACGAGCATCGTCCGGACAGGCCAGTTATCGCGGAATGGTGGAATGAATGACTCAATGGTAGATCGTCCGAGGTCGCCAATCTGAAAGTACCTACCGTTCTTCGACCGCCGTACGTAACGCGGTGTTAGCCTGTCGGCGGATTCCCGGTAGGTCTCGTCGGTGAACTCAAGTCGGTTCAGTTCACCCTTTACACGTGCCCGCTCGGTCTGTACGTACAACTTGGTCAGGACTGCGATATCTTGCGCGTACAGCATCATAGATGAACGCCCAGTCCGGTTGTTAGCACCTCAAAGAACTTGGCCTCGTCGACGATCTTGGTGGTGCTGGCCGAGTCGTCTCGGACCAAGGACAGACGAACTCGACGGTCGCACACACCTTCAACTTCTGGAACGACGTCAATGGAAAGTTTGAATGACTCGTTATCTTGCTCGCCATGTACAACTAATGGGCCAGCCCCTGCATCAATCTGCTCACGCTGCTCACGGATGGTTGATAGTAGGGCGGACTTCTCGAATTGCTGCTCCGACATAAAAACCTCAGGTGGTTATGGTTACATCAACATGATAAAGAAAAACCCCTACAGGGTCAAGTGCTCCTGTAGAGGTTTGTGGGGTTCCGGTCGTTTTACTTTGGTTCGGTCGCCTGTGTCAGGGCGGCAAGATTTACGTGATATGTCTTGGAAGTCCAAGAGTTGCCTTCGTAGTCAAGTTCAAAAACCAGCTCGGTCTCGCCCTTGGCGATCTTCTCGCCGGTGATCCGGCAGCGGGCTCGGCCAGTTGCGGTCTTTATCTCGATCAGGCTGTTCGGGTTGAACCAAGGTGTGCGGCTGATGATGGTGTCCTTATCTCCCCGCACACTGTTGCGATGGTTTTCATAAGCCTCTGCAAGTTCGTGAATCTCGTTTGCGGGCAGGGTCTTGAATTCGGTCTTGGTTTCCATGGGGCGTCCTCCGGGGTTGTTTACTTTGCACATGTACATGATAACACAAAGCGAGCCGGAAAGCAACCTCATGTACATGAGATGCTCTCCGGCTCTTAAGCGAGGATACTGGTGGAGACGTGGGGAATCGAACCCCAGTCCGAATGGTTTTACCAACCCCATTCTACGTGCGTAGTCTACTCAGACCGCAGACAGGTCATCACCGTGTATTTTGTGCTCCGGGACACGATAAAACCGGATCAACACAACCCAGAGGATTGAAGTGCCGACATTTGTCGACCGGAAATCCTGAGTCGCTATCGGCTTGCTACTCAGGGTCCGGGAGATGACTACTGTTTAAGCAGCCGCTCTCAAGGGAGTTTGCTCTTCAGCAATTATGGATGTTCTGCCCTCTTGCAGTTGGACAGCCACTGGCACGCATGAAATCAACTTACCACCCGTCGAAACCAATCGTCCCCGCTTGTGAAAGATCAATGGTACAAACTTCTATTCACCGTCAGCTAGTGTACGCTGTGAATTCTTAATCACCGTCTGCACTGAATCAGCTGCGGCTGTCATTCCAGCCCGGTAGTACAAGTTACCTAAAAACCAGCGGAAGAAGTTAATGCCTTGTAACGTACCGGCAGTAGCCTCTTCCCCCTGTAAGAGCAGCTGTTCCTCCCATCTCGGAAGGATCAGCTCCATCGCAGTTACAGTCACAATAGGAGAAACTGATCTGTGGTCGGCGAGCTGGTAATAGCAATATACAGTCACCGCTCTATCACGGAGTGCGTTGATCGACTCAGGTCCAAACAACGTGACTGCCAGCTCAGCAGCTGCACTCGAGTTAGTATAAGCAACATAAAAGTTCTCGTCAAGCGCATCGTAGTAAGCAGTCACACGTAGTGACTTATACAAGAGCTCGTCCATACTCAGTTCTTGCTCTGGTTGGCCCAGAACCATGGAAGTGAGCATTAACGATAATAGCAATGTCAAGATGTACTTCATGGTCTTCTATCCTGTTAGACTGAGACGGTGCAGCCCTATTAGCAACCAAGCACGTGGCTGGTGCAGGATGGATACTGCACCGTCTCTTAATCGAACCCGGTGCCGCGAGATTCCACCTCGTGGAAAGGTTCAATGGGTTGTCAAAGTCTGGTGGTCGACTGGTTCTCCGGAGGAGTCGTTCCCCAGCCTCTGGAACAGAGCCGCAGCGCTCCTCACACTACGGTTGCCCCACCACCAGTTTGTCGGAGATACAGGATTCGAACCTGTGGCCCCCTGCTCCCAAAGCAGGTGCGCTCTACCGGACTGCGCCAATCTCCGATGAGGAGTCACCACTTGCCCCGTTGCCCGCGTTCGCGGTTCAGCCGCTCTGTCGCCTTAATCCCCGTTTCCGGTTGAGGCCGAGAGCCAACGTTGGGTTCGTGACAACCCCTGTCTGATTGTCAAAGTAACCTGCTGATAATACTACCTACACCCCACATTACACCAATGCTGCGGGGAGGCCAGTACCGGTTACCAACCACCGCGCACTACAAAGGTTCATCTGACAGCCATCGACGCAGATGTTAGCGTCAGAATGGGTCACCCACTCCCACATTCCTCAATAGTATCCAACCGTAGTCAGCGCCAGAAAAGGAAAGTGTTAGTCTCCAGTTCTATTGATCTACGATCTGAGGTAGCAAGGACTCCACATCGTTCCACAGAACTTCGGACGGTCCTTGGTCTCGTATTCAGCAGGTTGTCAAAGAACGTTCCCGCTACTTGGTCCATCCACACGAGCGGTCAGCGTGGTTGTCGATGAGCGAGGCTATGCCATGGCTCGCTCTGGTACTAATATACGTTCAACCGGGCTACGCAGCAACTGCCGCCCGGACCCTCTTCATCTCATCCTGCAACCACTCAAACTTGAGCTGTTCGAATGCTCGAAAGGCTGGAATGCACTCCGGGCCGCCGTTCCACAAGTCCGGATGATCTCGAATGGTAAGCTGGGTCGCGGTACTGCGGACCAAGTCATCCACGTGATCGAGATGGTTGATCTCGCGGCACGCCTCGTAAAGCTCAATGGCGCTGCTGTAAATCCGCAGTCCAAGCAGGTGGCTCTTGGCAGCGTACGCTGCGGCCTTCTTATCCTCGTGCCCGCTGCTGCAAATGCAAGGATAAAGACACTCTGGATCGTCCGTGTGAATCAGGAAATACCCCCAGCCATTGCGCGGGTCGCGGAAGACGACCGCTGTCTGCTTGTCGCTGGTGATGTACATCGGGGCGTAGCTGCCACCAAGCATCTTCTGAATCTTGTGCCCGGCGTCTTGCTTGGCTGCGGTCACGTTGCGACCCTCGCCCTCAACACCGTAGTACTCGACCTTGACCTTGGTACTCATAAAATCCTCCAGTGGTTGTTACATTGCACATCTACATGATAAGAAAAGCCCCTGCTGGATGCAAGCTCCAACAGAGGCTCTTGTATAACTTAGTGAATCAGTTCATCGAGTGGTCCGCAACCTTCGGGGTCTCGACCGGGACGGGAACCAGCCGGTAGTTCTCGTCGCCCTCGGTGATGCTGCCGGACATCCGACCGCCGTTGCCACCGAAGTGAATGTAGAAGCAGCAGTAAGCCCGACCGTCGATGAGGTTGTCACCCCGGGCGTGAACTTCTGCGATCTCATACGGACCGTGGTACTTGGCGTTTGGCTTGGCCACGCTCGGCGTGGTGAAAGCCTGCATGTCGAGGGTCCACTCCAGCCACATTCCGGGCTGCAAGGATTCTACTTCGGCGCGGGTCATGGTGACCTCCGGGTTAGGTTACGGGCGGTGCCCGATGCACATGTACATGATAACAAAACCCCCTATAGGATGCAAGTCCTATAGAGGATTAGTAAGAGCACACATGACTGCGTTGTTGAAAACCGAGGAGTCTGAGGCTACTTATCCCATCCAATAACCTCGATAAGAACTGCGAATTCATCACCGGTTGGAATTGAAATCTGGTTTCCACCCTTTTAGTTTCAAAACCTCGGTGGAGCTTTCACCCCACCGAGATCCAAGGGGAAGGAGGCACTACCTGCCGAAGATGCCTCACACAATGATAGACAAAGCGAGAACCCCATGGACCTCGTTTATCACCATAGTTTGATCATTCGCTGCGGCTTTGGTTTCGGTGCGGGAGCGAACTTCAAAATCCCCGGTGCGATGTTGTTTTCCGGTCGCAAGCGGTCGGGCATCTCCGGGCGACCAAATCCAAGAATCACGTCTCCTGCGACCTGCATCGCCTCCTCCGGCGACCGACCACGGTCAAGGGCGTCGTTGATGGCTGCGTTGAACTGTTCCACCCGTTCCGGGGTGTTGACCACTTCACACATCGGACCTTGCCCGGCTTCTGACGGTGGTTGCATGGTCCACAAAACTTCAGGGTCTTGCCCGACCATCTTACAGACACGAACAAGACCCTGCGGCACGTCGCTGTGTTCCATCGGCTACTTCTCCTTGTTATGAACTGGAAGTTCCATGCACTTTTCGCATGTCACTGGAGTGCTGTCGTCCACAATCGTCATCCGAGCTCCCAACAAGCGGCTGCGTGACTGCATCTTCACTGCACCGCATGATGGCTGGTATAGTTCGTCTGTTGAAATCTTCAGGGTAGCATAGTGAATGTGGGTGCCGTCGCCGACGCGGACCTTGACTACTTTGTAGTCGCTCATGTCAGGTGGCATGGGCTTACGGGTCTCGAACCGTTCCCATGCGTGCTGACGGACGGTGTCTGGGTCCAGTGGCTTATCGTAGTCGGTGTGCCCATCTGCCTTGTTCTCAAAGCAGCAAGCGTAGAAGCAGGATATGTATGGAAACTCAGTGCTTCCCGGGTTTTCAACCTTGTCGAAGCCGGGAAGTGTAATCCAGTAAGTCCCCATCCCCTTTGGATAGCTATCGCGGCGTACGTGCCCGCCAGCGTCTTGGATGGCCTTACGGAATGCGCGGTCTTTCATGGTATCCTCCAGTGTTGATTATGCACATGTACATGATAAGAAAAACCTCTATAGGATGCAAGTCCTATAGAGGTATCTAAGAGAATATCGTTAGGTCTAATCTATATTTAACCCATCAACCACATCCGAAGTATGATCAATGAATCCTTTCATATTTTCATCCATAAGATAGGCGTTATCATTAAGTAACTTGTATATATCAGCAATCCCAGTCATAATTCCGTCAATGAGATGCGCCCCGTTATCACTGACCGGTTCCACGGCATTCTTTGCGAGTGCAAGATCAGAGTATAGATCTTCCAGCTCCCCACTAACTTCCCGCAGCTTTGTAGCTGCGTTTTTGAGACGTTCTTTCGAGCCAGCAACAGTCTCGCTGGGAGACAACTGAGACTGAACTTCAATCATATCTGCAATTCGTGTTATTGGCATAACTACCCTCACAAAATGATAAACGTAGCACTCAGTAAATGATAGAGTCCGAGGGTCATTATTCGACCCCCGGACATGGTAGATTACTAGTTATCTACTGTCATAGTACTTAGCCGAGGATGTCAATGTTCTGGCTGAGGATGCTTGGTGCTGCACCTGCCTCTCGCCAGTCGGTCATCTCGTTGTCGGCGTTGAAGAAGGCTGTGCCCATGTCCATGCCGTTGCCGCCAAGGCCGATGTGCTTATACTGAATCTTGAAGTCGATGTTTCCGGTGCCCATGCTTTTTTCATGGAGGCTGCGGTATACCCGGGCGGTGATTGCGCACTCGGTCAGTAGATGCCCGAAGATGCCAATCTCGCCGCCGTGGAGCTTGCAGACGTAGTAGGAATACTCTACCGGGTTCGGTTCACCTTCTTCAGTCTGGTGGTTGCGCGTCCGGCGCATGTTCTGTTCGAACCTGAAGGTGTAGTCGCCACCCAGTCGATACTTTGCGCGGAAGGTTTCGACCGCTTCTTCATTGAGCGGCAGGGCATCCGCCTCGTCCTTGATGCGCTGGGCTTCCGCCCGTTTCGCCCGTTCCTGTTCCATCTGGGCCGCGATGGCCTCGTTCTCGGCCTTGACCTTCGGCATCAGCTCGTCGAACTCGTCGGCGGGCATGGTGCTCAGCTGCCATTCGGATACACCCTCGCCGCCGAGGATGGTATGATGGGCAAAAAGCTGGCCCTTCTTGATCGCGGCTTCGACTGCTTTGAAGTCAACCTTCGGATTGTTTTCGCGGGTGAACCGCTGGGTCGTCTGTGAATACTGTTCCCGACTACGAACCATGTTGAAGACTTCCTGCGCTCGCTTGCTCAGAATCAGGCCGTTCAGGGTGAAGGTTCCGTCGTCGTTCGTGGTGTAGTTGCGCTTGCTGTTTGCCAATACTGTGCGTGTCATCTTTCAATCCTCCTGCTGGGGTGTTTGTTATCCTAACGCTCACATGTACATGATAACACTCCAGCGAGCCAAAAACAACTCATGTACAAGAGTTGCTCTTAGCTCTCAGGGTCAACTCAGATCACATACTAAGTTTAACCCAGTTTCCGTAAGCCAGTACTCACGGAAACGATCACCCCACCGAATACTTCCACGCACCAGACCACGCCGTACAAGTGATGTAACAGTGCTGCTCGGAACCTCGTCGTGCTGCGGTGAAAGTCCGGCACCCCGGTGCGTTGCCCCAGCCCGCAGCATTTCAAATAGTGTTAGTCTTTGAAGTTTAGTAATCCTCTTCATGTCATCCCTCAAGGTCAAGTGCTATCTTCCGCAGCTTAGCGCGGTGCTTGTGCTCGATATCCTGAGCCTTCTCGAACAGACTCTGGTCCATGTGGTTGGTGACCGTCCCTTGAATCAGGTCGATAAGCACAGTTGGGTTGAGTGCGTCCAGCTCCCATGAACTGTATCCATACTCTTCAACGTACCCATCCGCCCGGGAGTCAGAAAGTTTTGTTGGGTTTGGCGGTGGCTGGTACTCCTCCACCTGATCATAGTTCAGCGCGATGCGATCAACCTTCAGTGCTGGAAATCCGTGCGTGGTAAGAAAGGTGTCCATGCGCTTTACGATGTCACGGGTCATGTCCATACCGCTGGGGTCATGGTCGCCGAGATGGATAATAACCGGTTTGCGATTTGCGGCCCGTTCCATGATCCGACGAGCTGCCACCCACATCTCGGACAGCGAAACGTAGCCCCGGCAAGAGAACCAAGTGACGTCCAAGGGCTTGCACGCGGCCTCAAGGATACCAGCCAGCGCTTCCTTCTCAATCCAAACCTCGACGTAGAAGGGCTGGTCGGCCCACTTATCGATGGCGAATTGATCCGCACACGCCCTGACAATTGACGCCGGTCCGGACCAGTGGCTGTTCTCTTCCTTCTTCCGGGTGCGGTCTTCGATGGCTTCCCAGTCAATGAGCCCAGCCAGCCGTGCATCTGCGACGACCTTGCCCAACTTCTTGTACTCACGATGGGTGTTCGGAATCAGGTCTCGTGCCACGAACTGGTAGTAAAGCTGCCTGAGTGTGAGCTTGAGATCGTCTGCCAGATACTCATCGATGATGGTATTTGCGTGCTCAATCAACTGCACGGACTTGGTAGTGAACCTTTTAGGCACATAATCAATCTTTGGCATTGTCGTCCTCACGTGGTTCGAGCTTGTTGACCTGCTCAATGATTGCCGCTGCTACTTCCGGAGTTCCCCGCTTGCTGGGAATGTGAACGGTCATACAATCTGGCCCACACATGTCAACGATGCAGCCCTCGTCCTCCAGCATCTTGACCGTGGTCGCGTTAAGCTGTGTCATCATCTTCGCAGCCGCGTCTGCCTGCCTGATATAGTGATCGGTTGCTTGCTGTGGAATCTCGTGTGGAATGGTAATCGACCGAAATCCGATGTCCACCGATGGGTCGTCAATCATGAACCAGATATTGAGATCGTCATCGATCAACTTGAAGGCTATCTGCAGGCTCAGCAGCGCCTTGACCGCATGGTCCTCGCTATCGAAGTAGAACGGGCCGTCAAGGGTCCGACCTAACTCTGTGTCTGGCAGCGGGTCGTTGGTAATGAACCCGTCGAATACGATTCTGTCAATCTTCAGTTCTGGCATTGTATCAATCCTCATCTGAAAACTTGTCAACAAACCCACGTAGAACGTCAATGGTTACTAGAATACCTCGATTCTTGTTTTCAACGAACTCCAAGGTGTCCTCTGCGTCCTGCTTGCTTGTCATCTGGTAAAAGCCATCGTTGCCCGACCCAATGGGAAGACCGTGCAGTCTAAGCTGCTTCACAACGTCACTTATCTTGCGCTGGACGGTACCGAGGTCTTTCTCCATCTTGCCCGACGCGGTTACCGGGTTATCTCGCGTGCGTCTCCAGACCCGCTTAAGAACCGCCTGCCCAAAGGAAGAGATACATAAGTACTTCCCTTCTTTGAGGGTGAAGATGTTGTCATTCGATGTCGTCACTGGTCGTCACCTTTCAATAGAGAAACTTGCTAGTCTGGTCCTGCAGCATACGCGAAGCCTCATAGAGGGCGGCTCTTGAAGCCTCGAGCTTTGTCCGCAAACGAACGCCGGCCTCCATACGAATGTTAGCCTCGCTCGTTGACATACACTCCTCAATACCTGTACACTGAAGTACAATTGTATCCTGAATTGCGATCTCCAAGAAAGCTACTTTCCAGCGGATCTCTTCGAGTTGTTCTTGGAACGAGTCTCTCTCTTTTGTAGTCACGTCTCTCTCCTTTGTTGTAAACACCTTGTGCCTCTGTTGGGTCTCGCTCCCTTACAATTGGAAATGGAAGACGAAGGGAGTCTAGAAAGTCAGGGTCTTTAACCAGTAAGTCATCATAGTCCACCCCCGGTCCACCCCATATTCCTCGGCATCTCAATGGCATGTGCCTCGACCAACATATCGAACTTCAGTTGGGTCTCATCATCAAAGCGAACCTTGGATCGCAGACTCTCGTTCTCTTCTATAAGATCAGCCAACTCTGCCTTGATCTTTGGATCACTGATACTCTTCTTTTTCATCTCAGTGATACCATTCTCAGTTCTGGTGAGAGTAACGTCCACCGTATTCTTAAGCCGTTTGACCTCAAGCAGATGCGCAATGACATGGTGCTTTCGCATAGCCGCCTCAGTAAATTGATGGTTGTACATGATAAAGACAGCCCGCACAGGATGCAAGTCCTGTACAGGCTTTACTCTCAGCATACAAAGCTGCAGGTGTCGTTATTGAACTCGTAGACAGGTTCGATACTTTCCCAGTCACAAAGCCGGAACCCAGTCTCCTCGTCCGTCCACGAGTGTTCGTAAACCTGCTGCTCAGCCTGCACCGTAAACTGACCGTCTTTGAGGTGCTTGTTTACGTAGGCAGACGCGAGCCCGAGGTTTGGGAAGCTCCGGGTGTTCTCGATGAGCTCATCGATGTCCGGGTACTCCATCCCTTCCTTCCACCAGTCTGGTTCTGTCCACCAGAAAATTTTCCAGCGCTTGTCACCCTCTCTTGTGGTCGGCAGTGGTGGGCTCTCGACGGATCTCCGTAACTCCAAAGGAGGAGCTAAAATAGGGGGTTTGTTGGCTAAATAAGTCTCGCCATACGTCCAACAATGTCAATACGGTCGTACCGGGTACCATCTGACTCAAACAGCTTACCCTTCTCATGGAATCGGATAACATAGGTCTTATCACCTTCGTCGCAGTGAAAAATACATACGCGGAAGCGACGGGCCTTACCATGATACATGAGATCTATAGACTCTCCGCCCTCAAGACGAGTCTTACCAAGATAGTCATGTACCTTGCCATCCTCTTTCTTACGAACAATCTCGAACATGTCGCCAGTAATTGACTGTTCCTTCTCAGGGGACTTTGACTTCTTCTTCAGTTTCAGTGGTTCACGCTTCTTGAGTAACACAACTCACCTCACAAACTTTGAAATGTCGAGTTCCCAGCTGAACTCGCTCCGCTCATCGCATTCCATCTTGACCTGCTCAATGTGTTCTTCTACGTGGTTACGGGTCCAACCATTAACCCGCATAATATGTTCTACAGCTTCTTCGTATCTCCCAATCCGCTGTGCCCGACCAATGTGAATAGAAAGATGGCACAACGGACAAAGAGCAATGATATCAGTTAGAGTCTGTGTCCAAGTATCAAAGTTAAAGTCCCAGACCTCGTGGGCTTCAACGGGGTGCTTAGGACTACAACCAGCGTCCTTTGTACCTCCCAAGGAATCTATTTGCAGCAACGTGCCACGCTGGCTTGATCTCCCCCCTGCTCATGTGGGCAACGTCGGTGAGAACTGCGTAGCAGGCGGGCTGGTTATTGTGCTCCAACATGAAGTTTGACATGTTGAGTGTAAAGGCGATGTCGTAGAAGTGAGTGGTGAACTCATGGTCCCACGGACTCGTCTTCATGGTCTCCAAGTATGCATCAACAACAGACCTCCTGACAGCGATGCAACACCCGTCCAGAACGACCACAGGTCCGGGTCCGCCGAAGTAGGTAAACCCGAACGTAGTCTCGCCGTGACGGGCTTGACCGGTTGGATGCATAACAAAGCCCCGGTTCGGGCCGTTGTACATGTCTGCGGTGTGGGGTGCTTGAACCCACCACGCCGGATGGTGCTGTGGATGATAAGCTCGAGACCCAGCAACCCCAACCACAGGATAGTGATCGAGAACGATATCAATATGTGCCAGAAAGTCGTCTGGCTTACGAATTGAAAAGTCATCGTGCTTGAACACAACAACGTCACCACCTACTGTATTGAATCCACGTTCCCACGCTTGACTCAAATTGCCATCGGCGCACTCAACTAAAGTAGTTACAGCCAGATCTTCAGGGACTTGGAACTGGTCCGAGTCCCCCGGCCTGACTGGAACGATGATCTTGTAAGATCGACTCATTTGGACTCCTGCTCTTCAAGCTGGCGAACCATGGACTGCACCTTGTCAATGACCATCTCAGAAAGCTCACCGGTGCCGTAGTCCTTGGACGTGTCAATACCCACCGCACGTGCAACAGCGGCCTTGAAACCACTCAGCTCATTCATCCGATTCTGCTGGTATGCAATGTGGTTGCTGATCGGAAGTGGTACGGTCGTCTGCACTGGGAATTGCTCCCCTTGGTCCACCGAAGGATGTCCAATTGTATCTGACTCTTCAATCGGAACAGGATCAATAAAATCCGGGGGGTCAAGTGGGAACTTATCGCCTTCGGCACGAACCGTCAGTCTACCAAACAGCTCTTCGCCGGTCAGATGCTGGCGATCCTTGATCCAGTCATGGATACGCTCGCAGGCTAACTCCCATGCCCCCCGAGGTGAGACCCCAAACGGCGACCCACCGAGAATCTCCTTCAGCTCGGGAATGGATGCGCGGAGATCTTCAAGTGCCTTCGGGTCGTTGCTCTCAAAAGCGTCGATTACCATGCCCATGTAGTTCCGAAACATCAAGATCACATTCCGGGCCGACATGAGGGCGTCACCAATAACAACGTCACTATCACTTTTGAGATCGACGGGGACTCGCATTGTCCAGCGACGACCACCGCGATAAGGCCCGTCACACAGAGCGGAAACCTCATCGTGTGCCTTTGCCAGCTTGGTAAAGACGTTCTGGTTTAACATCTCTTGGATCATTCGACATCCTCCGTTTTCTTTTGAATCACGAGTCTTAAGTCAGTACCATAAGATTCATCGCGAGAAGACTGGCTTCTGAAAAAAGACCATACGTCGTCAGACGTGAATCCCTTACGGTTATACAGATCATGGACTATCAATAGAAAGTCATTCTTGGCTTCTTCCGGTAGAGGGCCAACCACCTCCACAGCGAAGTCTTCTAGTCCATCCATCGGTATAGCAACAAGATCTGGGTTTGCATCAAACTCTTTCCAGAGTTCTTCCGCCAAGTCATCTACATAATTTGAAAACTCAGCTCCGGGCATATTAACCCCCGTATTTATAAACCTTCACATCGATATCCGAGTAGTCTTCAAATACCTCGATGACCAGTGGCTTGACGTCCTCCCACTTGAGCCCACCAAGCCCACATCCGAGAAGTGGAAGTGCTACCGTCTTGATCTTGTGCGCGTCCAGTAGCTTCGCCAAGGCATACAAGCCCTCTCGGATGTATGAGATCTGCGATGGGTTCTTCCAGTGGTCCTTGGTCGGGAAGTTGAAAATATAGATGCCGGACTCAGTTCTCAGCATCTGAACCTCGCCCGGCACCAGCGCTTCCTCATCGCAGGCAGTTCTATATAGATTTATGATCTCTGGAAATCGGATCGCGAAGTCCTGAGCCAGCCCCGCACCCATGCGCCCAGCACAATTGACTGGATTTACAAGGGCGGCTGCTTTGGACTTGAATATATCTCCGCGAATGTACCGGATCATGATCGATGCACCTCAACTTCGAACTTACCACTCGGCATGTAATAGGTACCCTTGTTGATCTTGCCGAGCCCATCGAACTTCAGTTGGGTCTCATCATCGTTGGAAATGTCCTGAGTCTCAACTGCACTGAGAATGCTTGGAACCTCGTCCACCGAGGTGTAAATCCTGATTCCGATGTTACGTGCCAGCTCCATCTCAACAGCAGCGCCGCTAGACCCGTAAAAGCCCGGAGCACCGACGAGGATGTCCAACTCCGGATCAAGACGCCGGACGAGGGATAAGTCCTGCGCCAACCACCACTGCCATGGAACCTCGGGCATCAGCCGTTCGAATCCGGCTGTGTTCTTGTGCGGGCAAATGACGCCCCAACCTTTCTCAACCAAACAACGCTCAACCGCCTCGGCTGCAGCGATGTTGGACTGGATAGCCTCCGGGCTACTACCTGAATACCGCCCGAAGACATAGGCAAATCTCTCAACGTATGGTAGAATGAGTTTGGTGCTCATTCAGATCTCCCCAGTTGTAGTGCATCCTTACCAGCCGATGAAATAACAATCGAGCTGTGTTTATTTATGTAGGTCATACCCTTCTTATCGAGAATGGAAATGGTGCTGGCCAGCGCACGTGCGGCACCTTGACGAGACTTGAACTCTCGGTCGGGCCATACTTCCTCAGCAATTGCAGCTGGGCGGCTTGGTCCGTTGCTGAGCACAGTAAGTACCTGAAGTTGCAGATCGGTCATAGGTAATGCGACTCCGATTTCACTACGTGAGCTACTGGTGGATCTTGATCTTGATCTACACTGATAACAACGCACACCATCGAAGGATTTTTACCTTCCTTCATGTAGTCTTCGCAGGTATTCCACTTACGATATGGCTCTACCCAGAACTCAGCCCGCCAGTTCGACATCAGACGAACTAGGTCATCCTCGTAAACTGGACCGTTGCGCACGACGAAGCTATGTGTGGCCGGGTGGTTATTGACCCGAGCCTTAGTAATAACCGTGGCCAGTCGTAGCAGTGTACCAGCCACTAGCGCAGCGACCAGCAATAGACCAAGTAGATAAATTACGAATTCCACATCATCTCCGAATACCAAGTACAGTTCGAACCTCACGGGCCTTGTCTTTTCTTCCAAGGCAACGGCCACGGTCAACTCCCATGTCCCAGACCTTGATGTACGCAGCGATGGACTTCTTTACCTGTTCCTCGCTGGTTTCCATGGGCAACGAAATGTGAAACCGGGTCTTGAGATCAGCCCCCTCACGGACATGCCAAACTATCTGGGACTCAGTATCTTGGGTGGTGTCGTGGTTAATCCACCACCCCACAACGACATCAATAAGGTCGCTGAACAAGGTCAGTTCTCCTTGCCATAGCTAACGCCCAGCAGAAACGCACGAAGGAGCTCGTTGGCGTGGTCCTGTACTTCAGTCTCGGACACCGATACGGAAAGAGAGAAGGTCACAAGCTCCGCCTGCGACCATCGTTCGGTATAGATAACCCACGTCGTGACCTCTTCCGTACCCTCAGGGCGGAATGATCGAACTGACTCAACATAGAATCCGGGACGTAGTTCAATCCGTTGTGGCTCGAATACAGCTCTCTTCCTCAGCATTACGTCTGTACCTCTGTCTTGTGTTCAAGTACATTAAGAACTACAGAGTAAAGGATCAACTCACTTCGCTCGGCTCTTAAGAACATCAACTGTCAAAGCACTCAATACCCATGATAACAAAGTACTCAGTGTCATGAGGTGGCGGCTTGTTGGGAACTGCGAACCCTTTGGTGGCCAGCGCTCGGAGGTCGTTTAACTCCACCGACCGGCGTGCCGGTTGAATCGAACGCCGGGAATACAAGGTTTCCAGTAAAGATCTCTCCCGGGAGGTCAACTTCTTGTTCTTGTTTGCCACGTTTGTTTTCCTGAGTATAACTGGTGAACTTTGATGTTTCATCAAGGACATACCGCTACTTAGCCATACTGAGAGTTGCATCGACGCCACCACAATATGGTAAGAAGATAATATAGGTCTTTGTACTAAATCAAGTCAGATCTAGTTATGAAAGATTGAGAGGTCAAACTAAAAGGGTCAGCAACACTACGGCTGACCCTTAGAATAATCGTAAGTGAAATGGTTAGATCAGTACATACCTCCGCCCATACCTCCGCCCGGCATCGGAGGCACTGCTGGAGCTGGTGTATCTTCCTTAGCCTCATGAACAACCGCTTCGCTCATGACCAGAACACTGGCAACTGACGCAGCGTTCTCAAGGGCGGATCGAGTGACCTTGGTCGGGTCAATGATACCAGCTGCCATCAGGTCTTCGAAGTCACCGGTCAGTGCGTTGAACCCGTAGTATTCCTTGTTACTATCACGCACCTTCTGGGCCACAACCGCCCCTTCAAAGCCAGCGTTGCCAGCAATCTGCCGCAGTGGCTCTTCAATGGCACGCAGGATGATCATCCGGCCAGTGTCCTCGTCACCCTTGAAGCTGACGGCGTTCAGCGCTTCCTGTGCTCGGATAAGTGCAACACCGCCCCCGGCAACAATACCTTCCTCGACTGCGGCACGGGTCGCGTGAAGAGCATCTTCAACACGGGCCTTCTTCTCTTTCATCTCGACTTCGGTGGCAGCACCAATGTGCAGAACGGCAACGCCGCCCGAGAGCTTCGCCAGACGTTCCTGAAGTTTCTCGCGGTCGTAGTCAGACTTCGTCGACTTGCTCAAGTTATCGAGCTGAGCAACGCGTGCCTTAATGGCTTCGACATCGCCTGTGCCTTCGACGATTGTGGTACTGTCCTTGGTGATTACAACGCGCTTGGCAGAGCCAAGGTCGGCAGCCGTAACATTCTCCAGCTTGAGACCAGCATCCTCGCTGACTACTTCACAGTTGGTCAGGATTGCAATGTCCTCAAGGATGTCCTTGCGGCGGTCGCCAAAGCCCGGGGCCTTGATTGCAACCACTGGGAACGACCCACGCATCTTGTTCACAACCAAGGTAGCCAGCGCCTCACCATCCACATCCTCAGCGATGAGTACAAGTGGCTTTCCTGTCTTCTGAGCAGCTTCAAGCGCGGTGAGAATTGATTGCACAGTACTGATCTTCTTGTCGCAGATCAGGAACATGGGATCGTTGTATACAACTTCCATACTACCCGGATCGGTCACGAAGTAAGGACTGATGTAACCACGGTCGAACTGCATGCCCTCAACGACTTCAAGGCTGGTCTCAATGGACTTGGCTTCTTCAACGGTGATCACACCGTCGTTACCAACCTTGTCCATCGCGTTGGCAAGCAACTCACCAATCTCGGCGTCGTTGTTTGCGGAAATCGATCCAACCTGCGCCACAAGCGTCCCGCTGCTACCAACTTCGAGACTCTGCTCGTGCAGTGCAGCGGTGACGACTTTGACAGCCTTGTCGATGCCACGCTTCAGCAACAGTGGATTTGCACCGGCGACTACGTTACGCAGCCCCTCACTGAGAATTGACTGAGCGAGCACGGTCGCTGTTGTTGTTCCGTCGCCAGCTGTGTCCGATGTCTTGGATGCAACTTCGCGAACCATCTGGGCACCCATGTTTTCGATGGGGTCTTCCAGTTCGATCTCCTTGGCAACGGAGACACCGTCCTTGGTTGCAGCCGGTGCGCCAAACTTCCGGTCAAGGATCACATTGCGGCCACGGGGGCCGAGAGTAACCTTGACTGCCCTTGTGAGCGTGTCCACCCCGGCCTTGAGGCCGTTACGGGCTTCCAGATCAAAGGCGATGATCTTGTGTGCCATCCTTCCTAACTCCTGAGTAATATCACATGAAGTACAACTTAGACTTACTTCTCGATCACACCGAGAATGTCAGTGCGGTTGACCAACAGATACTTCTTGTTGTCGATGTCGACTTCCGTTCCGCCGTACTTCGCGAACAGAATCTGATCACCAACATTGACGATCTGTGACAACGGTTTACGGTTCTCACGCGTGTCAGTAATGTCGTCACCAACGGCGACTACCTCACCGATCTGAGGTTGTTCCTTGGAAACCGTGTCTGGGATGATAATCCCACCGCTGGTTTTCTCGTCCTTCTCTACTACGGTGAGAAGAACACGTTCATCAATCGGACGTACGTTCATCGAGCTACTCCTCCTTCTATGTGGTTAGAATATGTCAATCTTACTACTTAGACTGCTGAATTACTTTCTCGGCCTTGGCCCACGCCACCAAAATCAGGTCGGTGGTGGCAAGTGAACACAATGTTTCAACCTCATCGTACGAGAGCTCGGCAGGAGAGAAAGGTTTAACAACCAGCTCACGCAGTTGAGTCATGAACTCTCGGATGTACCCAGCCTTTCCATGCGCCCAAATGAACACAGCATGTCTGGTCTGCTCGGAGCTGAGCTGCTGATCCGGTGGATCACCAACCAGAAACATCCCAGTCGGTGAGCAGTGAACATCGTCTGCACCGTAGGGTTCCAGCCACGAAAAGAGGTCCGGGGGTCAGCTGCGAAGGTTGGGGCTTAGTCAGCGACTTGAACGTTCCCCCGAAACGGAATGACCACTTCCAGTAAGAATCGCCTTTCTTAATACCTTGGGCTGGGTAGTCCTTCCGTGCGCGTTGCTGTGTTGCTCGTGCCATGTCAATAACCTCCTTCAATCAGCGCCTTGCGATTTACAACCGCAAGATATGTTTCTGGCTGTGGTGTTATGGTCGGATTGTCCGGTCGGACTTCCCATTCTTCTAACCAGTTAAGGTGATCGATAACCGCTGAAAACTTGATCAGAGTTGCGGTACCCGCTGGAAGTTTCATCTCAGTGGGCCGGTCGTAAAGCTGAACCCCGGTCGCCTTCCTGAAGGACGTGGTATCCGAGCTTGGCAGCCTTGCTTGCGCTGACTACCTCAATCCCAAATCCGTGAGAGTAGCTCTCATTAAACCCAATGAGATACCCAGACTCAAGTATCCACCAGATTGTTACGCTCTTACGCTGGCCGGGCCACCTTTTACTAGGATACCCGTACTCACCGTTAGAGCTGTAAGTCACGGCGACTAGCGTGTCAAAGTGACGAGACGCTGGTAGCTCGTTCGTCTCAAAGTATGATACAAGGTTGCTGGCTGGGATTGCGTTTCGTAGAGTTTCTCTCTTCTTCGATTCCATCTTACCATCTCCTGCGTTTCGGGGTGCTTGTAACTCGCTCATGTACATGATAACATTTTAAGCATCTGAAAGCAAGAGTTATACGGGAGTTACTCAGGCTCTCCATAAGGCCAGTCCACCATCTCTATTGTCTGCCCAGCTAGTTTATGAGTACTGTCGTCCAAGTAACGAATCTGTCCATCAGTGATGAACAGGTGGCATCGATGCCCATTCGATCTGATGTCGCCGTGCGTCAGCACAGACGGTGTGATGGTTGGTTTCTCTGTATCCCCGTTCCACGACCAGCGCCCCGGCGACGTAATGATTCCGTGGGGCTCGTCGCACCCGGGGCACCAGAAAAAGAGTTGTCCTCCTTGTACTGGCTGAACCTTCACCGGATAGTACCAAGAGTCCGATGAGTTGTACCAGTCTTCCCAACCCCCGGAGGAAGTTCAGAAAATCCAATGTCAGTGGAAAGATCAACATGTATAGAATGTTGTTTCCGCATAGACACCGGATCAATCACCGTCCCCCTCTCTGGTATTGTACTCGTAGCTAGATAGCGTGTCTTATACTCAGGGTTTCGCAACCGCTGGTCACGCCGTGAATGTGGATACATCCGTTTGAATATCCCCCGAATGGTCTCTGGCTTGACATCGCGGTGATACAGCATCATACAGTAGTTAGCAATGTCGACCACGTCGCCCTTGGGAATGTGCTCAACAAACATCCGAACAAGATCTTCTTCTGAGCAGATCTTGGGGTCGTCCCATCCGTGCTTGCCGTTCTCCTCACTCTGCCACTCCATCTCTTCGTTCATGGCAACTGAGAACTCCAGCACCGCCTGCTCGTCCTTACCGTCCATGGGAACTTGAGTATCGATCCAGTCACTGAGTCTAGAAACGGCGAAGAAAGTATCTTCTGGAATGTCCTCGATCTTCTTATCGCGGTCGAAAAGTACCGCTTCCAACAAGGGACGCAACTTGAACAACATGGTCTTCAACATGGTAGTCATGTGCCTTTTCTCCCAACTAGTTGATCAACCCCAGCTGC